ATCATAGTATTGGGTGATCCCAAAACCCCCACATAAATAAACACACCAATCCCCCCTTTAATTAGGGGGTAATACCAAATCAATGAATATTGATAAACTAACCAAACTAATAGTAGAAAATCCCCATGGAAGGGGATCGACATCACGGTTCCGACTTTCTGGAGGAACACTGTGGTATAAGGATGATGCTAGTATGTTTCATCCTATCCTGTCTCATTTCCACACTTTTATAGTGAACTGGGGATGGGCGGATGCCGCAGACCACAGGCATCTAGATATGTCCTCTAGGTCGAGTAATCAACTCCGTAGTTTAGCTCAACGAACTAAACTGGCATGGCTCCAAAAGCTGGGTCAGAACGGGGGTATAGATACCCGAGAAATCGAGTTGGATGGGACCAGTAGACATCCGGCGGTAAGTATAACCATGAAGTTTTCTTACAGGAAACTCATGGCTGTAGAGAAGCCGACGGCAGTCGCGGCGAAAATGTTAACTTTGGGTAAACACCCAGAGAATGGCACAACTCGCTTAGACTGGTCAGAGCAGGCTAGTGACTACACCTATCGCTCAGGCGAGAGGGGGCTAAACCGTTCGGAGATAGATGACTATCGCCGTAACGGTGAGGACCGCTACAAGGAGTGCTTTGTTAAGCCCTTCGAAGATGCTGTAGCTTCCCTAGCTTATGGTGCTGTCCAAAAGGAGAACGCCCTAAGGGACATGTCAAACCCACTAGGTCAGATGAAGTTGTCATTAGACAACTTGTCGAGTGACTTGATGGACGAAGCACGTTCCTTAATTAAAGGGGATGGTGGCCCGTTTGCGCCACTAACCTTTGAAGAAGCTGGTGATGTGACCCCTCCGCACAACAGGAAATTCCTAAAGTTACTGAGCGAATTCAAGTCGCTTAGTAAACGGTGTTCATGGGCAAGCGAGGTTATGGAGGAGCTTACGAGCGCCCCAGACAGCGCCTGTACCAGTCTTTTGAAAATATCGACGGACACTGAATGGGAATACCGTTTTGCGCAAACCGTGGGGCATCTGACGGAGGTGCAGTTCGGCTATGAGGATTGGAGTATTAGGACTCCAAGCGTAGAGCCACGTGTTCGGAGTAGTCTGTTAGTCGTTAAGGGTCAGCCCATGACTAATGAAGGTGAGGAGGACTTAAGAAACCTCCCGCCAATGACATTCACTGAACACAACAACCGAGGATTCAGCTACTATTGGGTCCGCAAACACAAGCAGTTCTATGAAGGTATACTCAGTCAACTGGGATGCAGTCTTCCTGACCCGTTCGGGATGCCACCCCATGAGTGGAACTACCTAGAACTAGCCGCGCCATTCTTCCTTGAGGAGAATGCATAAAAACCCCCATTAAAAACCCCCATCTCTAAACCCGGGAGATTAATTCTCCCAATACCAAAGACACATAATAACCTTATGAGTACTAAAATAGACCAAAACAAAGACAACGAGATTATCACAATCACTGCGGCAGATATGCCTGCAGTAATTGAGTCTCACAGTGACCGCCTTGCGTGGTCGCTTGAACACAAAGGACACCGCCGGGGTTGCACAACCCCACTGTTCCTCGCACTTCCCGGAGTGGGTAAGTCTGAGATCAGCAGGCACGTCGCGGATTCGTTGGGAAGGAAATACTATGATGTCCGGGCAGGTAGCTACCTGCCTTCGGATGTCAGGATTCCTGCCATCAACCGCGAAGTGGGCTCCTCCTGTTACTTCGGTAACGAGGAGTTTCCCTTTGTGGAACTTCCTAGCGTGAACGCAGATGATGCTATCTGCGTTAACTGGGAAGAGTTGTTGGACGCCAGCTTGCCCATGTTCAAGATGTGCAAGCAGGCCATGAACGATAACAGTATCGGTAACCTGTTCTTCCCGGAGAATACGTTACACGTTGCTGTATCCAATGGCCTCGATCACGGCTGTATGTCTGAGCGTATGCCTCTCTCCAACGCCAATAGAATGGCTTGGTACGAGGTGAAGCCAGACTTAGCTGGGTTCCAAGAGTGGCTAGACGAAGTCGGGCTGTACCCGGAGTTGGCGGCGTTTATGCGCTCCAACAACGATGTGCCTTACGACATCGACACCAACAAGTGGGACGGTAAGTCCAACTTCGCCAGCTTCAGAACGCTGGAGGAATTCGGTAAGCTTGTTAACTCCGACCTTATGGTTGTGGAGGATGGTAAGCGTTACATGAAGCCTATAGCTTCTGACAGACTGCTTAGGGCTAAGATCAATGCGATCCTTGGTCACAAAGCAGGTATGAAGGCATACAAGTATCTGGAGTTGTATGAGGCAGTCGGTTCCATCGAGTCCTTACTTGATGATCCTGAGAACTGCATCATCCCACCGGAACTTAACAAGAAGTGGATCGTTGCCTGCAAACTGGCGGGTTACGCCAGTAAGTCAAACCTCGACGCGGTCATGACCGTGGCCGGACGTTTGACTGGTGGTAAGTCTGGTAAAGGGTTCATGGGAACCTTCGTTGCCAAGTCCATATGCAAACAAAAGCCTTCCCTTAGGGAAGAGCCTCGTATGCGTAAGTGGGTTGGTGATAACTTCTCAGACCTCTGTGGACGATAACACCGACAAAACCATAGTCGCTGACCTATGTGCAACTCCCCGGTTTAAACCCGGGGAGTTGCCTAGGTGCGCGACAGCCCTTACGGATGAGTGGATGGGGTATGAACCACTTACCCTTAATGGTAAAGAGCAGGAAGCCGCTATTTACCTAGGTCATCTTCGGCCAGTGAGTGGAGTATCCAAAAACCCTAGACCGGGTACCTGGAGCGTCACACACTCTCTCCAGAGGGCTATAGAACATAACCCCGAGCTAATTGTCATGGCGGCTCGTATGAAAAAGCTTCTGACAGACTAAATACAAAAAACCAAGTCCTTCCAATGGGGGGCAAACATACCAAATATGTCTACAACAACATATACCCAAAACCCAACACCCAACACCGAGGAGTCCAACACTCCTGTTACAGGTAACTTGCTCATGTGTAACATGAGTATCAGTTACCCTCACCCACAAGTGAAGGATCGGGGAGCTCAAAAGGTTCTCCGAGACACCTTCCAGTGCGATGAAGGAGTGGATTCAGGTACAGTTACATTGCTGAAGCCTGAGTTCTCTGCGGACCTGAAGATGGCGGCTTCCGCCAACCGAAGGTTCTTCGCAGATAACACCCTGACTATCGGTAAGAAGCAGGGAGTCCGTGGAGGAATAATGACAGTTATTCCAACACGTAACTTCTGGAGGGTAATGGACTACTGGCACAAGTCCAAGACTGCGTGGGATATCCTTGCGCAGGACTATGTCAGCAGATGGGAGTCTGAGATTCGTCCATTATCTAAGGCATCCATCAACCTGCACTATGATAACTTGTCCAAGTCTCAGGCGGCGTGGTATACCATGTCGGCTGAAGATGTCGCGGACAAGATATACTACACGTTCAGCAAGGACCCCTTAGCGGGTCCCGGTGCAACTCAGGGAATGGAGGGGCTAACTGCCGACCTTCGTTCTGAGTTGGAAGCTGAACTGCAGGAGAAGTATGATGGGTTGGCTGACGAAGCCAACGCAGTTCTTAAGGATCGTCTCGCCAAGGTGGTGATTGACCTTAAGAAGAAGATGCACTCTTACAACCCTGAAGGGGGTCGCATGAGTGACACTATCATCGAAAACATCAAGGACCTCATTGAGATTCTTCCCGATATGTGCATCGGGGATAACTCCGAGATAGTGGAGTTAGTCGATGAAGCCAAGCTTATCTGCCACTGGGACGTAGATATGCTTAGAGGTGAGGAAGGAAATGAAGCCCGCAAGGAAGTGGCGAAGGACGCTTCGAAGCTCCTCAAGAAAATTGAGGTGTGTAACACTGCCGCGGACATAACCAAAATGATGAGCCTCTAAGGCTCATCGACCATATACCTATGGCAACTAAACTAACCAAACCAATAGTCAGGGAAACCAAGATTAGTGGGGAAGACTATATAGTAACACTCACTAACTCGGAAGCCTTCTGGCTATCAAACAATGAGCCCCTTATTACCCTTCGCAAGAAGGGTAGTAGGGGGAACTCAAAGGAAGTCCCCCTTAAGGACATCCTTGAGGAGAAACCTGAGGCACCCAACCATGACATGATCCGATACAAAGAGATCATGACTAGACTAGGTGCCCTTCGGTCGAAGGAGGCCGAACCACTTGAAGCTATCGTACGCGATATCTTCGAGATCAACGTCCTCGCATCTGACTTGTCAGATGAGGAAGTTGAAGCGAAGGGTGTTGCCCTTCCCGAATAAACAAACCAAGTCCTCTCATAGAGAGGCATTTTTATACCTATGACAAAGCTAACATTTAGCAAACCGAAAACCCTTAACGCCTCGAACTTCCGACTTACACGGGCTACGCCTGTGAAAAGGAACAAGTTCTTGAGGGTGAGAGAACCCGGTGGGGGCTACATCATGAAAGGAATAGGAGACTATTTCTCTAATGAGCAGTTTGACTCCATCGCGTCTTCGTCCAAACACGAAGTCACTGTAAGTATACAGTAAACAAACCTACCAAGTCCCCCCTCTTCGGAGGGGGGCACTTTAAACAAATGAATAAACCAATAAATAACCACCCAATGCAAATCCGTGAGGACTTGCAGAAAGAAGAGATGCCCCCAGTGTGGGACACAAGGACTGGAGAATGCTTTTATATAAAGCATACCCCGACTCTTGATGTCGAGTACATATGGAGCCCCGACGATGGAGGGGAGCTGAATGATGAAGGTGCCAACACGATCCTGAAGATACGTTGCGGCACTGGGGTTCATTCAGTGGAGGGTAATTACAACCATCCCAAGAACTTGGAGGAAGACCTCCTCGTCCTCGCCGTCTCCATTGACTGGGAAGATAAGGAACACAAAACCTGTGTTCCCGAAGTTCCTGCACCCCGAGATTGGGAGCGTGAGATTCTTCACGCGAAAGCCCACCCTAAACCCAAGAATACCGTCCTTGTCTGGGATGCCCTGTTCTACCGTACGGATGAGAACGGGCTGGCGATGACGGACTACAAAGGAAGAATACAAATATTCGACGCCCCCGATATGGACATGTCCCATATCGCGGAGAGCGTCAATATAGAAGACCTGCGGAAACATTCCGTGGACGAATAACCAAGAAAGGAAACATACCTATGACCACTGAAGAAAACCAAGAAACTCCCGTAGATGGGACTGAAGACTTCCTAGATAAGTTTGAACAGTTCCTGACAAAGGAACTCGGAGGTAACTGGGAATACCAGTTCGACCACTTATCCGGGGACGATGAAAACCATAGTCAACTGCACTTCCGCGTGTTCAACGTGTGGGGTAAGCAGTTCGACTAAACAAGAAAGGAAACCAAATGAAACGAGTCATTCATGTTAACCAGCACATCATTAAGCGTAACGCGAAGACCGGGGAGCAGACACCTCCCCTGACTTGCAAGACCTACAAGAGTAATGACAAGTGTAGCGAGATCATCATCAACAAACACACCAAGGTGGTTTACAGGCCAGACAAGCCCCTCTCTTGTGGGGCAAAAGTTTGGATTGAAACCACTGAACCTATAGAATGCATATGACAACTGAAGAAAAACTAATAGCTCCATACGTAATGGACATTAGAGACGGCCTCGACGCCTACAAAACCCAATCCAATATAACCACTTCCTTAGGGGAGTGGTTCCAATCTAAAGGAACCACCGTTGCCTTTAGTGGTGAGTTTGGGGTAATAATAGACCAAGGTTGGTGGGAGTATGAGGAGCGCACTCCGGCCGACACCCGATGGCTGTGTGGATGGCTAGGATGGCTGGAGCGACACCGCGGGCGTTCTGTGGGGGACCCCGGGGTGACGGAACTTCGCGCCAAAGTGAAATCCGGTGAGTATAAGCTCGCTCCCCTAACCAACTTGGGGTTGCCAATCTACGGAAACACTCAGGCCATTGAACCTGAGCAACTCCCACAAGTATAAACAAGAAAGGAAACATACCTATGCAAACTGAAGAAAAACTAATAGCTCCATTCGTTGAGGACTTAAGTGCAAACCAATACCACATAACCACTGCCTTAGGGGAGTGGTTCCAGTCCTATCAAACCACAATCGCCTTCAAGGGCGAGTTTGGGGTGCTCATAGATAAAGACTGGTATGAGGGTGATCGTACAAAGACTACCTCAAAGTACCTAGCTAGGTGGCTGTCCGGTGAACTTGGTGGCCACTCTAGTGTCACGATGAAGGACGTTCATGTCAGATTGGAATCTGGTGAGTACAAGCTTGCTCCCCTGACCAACTACACCCAACACCCAACACCCAACACCCAATAAGGTTGACTCAATACCTTATTCGGATTAAATACGACTATGAATACTGAACTTCTACAACTGATACTTAAGTATCATGCAGGGCAAATGCGTCAGGGTAACCGTGAAGACGGTAAGCCCGACCCACAGATAGAACACATCTTCCGTGTGTTCGTCAGGCTGTTAGAGCCCTGCGACCATTACCCTCGTTCTCTGAGACTTGTCAGGCAGAACGGGCCACATCTTATGTTGGATGTGGCTCTTGCCCACGACATGCTTGAAGATACAGAGGTGACGGAAGCTGAGTTGGAGAAAGTGCTGAATATCCATGCGTTGGAGGCTGTAAAAGCCCTCACACGCGCGGAGGATGCCTCTTACTTCGACTATATCAAAACCCAAATCCTCAGTAATCCGCTGGCCTCACTTGTGAAGCTGGCCGATATTGAGGACAACATAGAGAATGCTAAAGCTTCTCTTAAGGAGAGGTATGAAGAGGCGAAGACTATCATCTTGGATCACTGGCATAATGTCACATTTCCAGACCCTGCAAAGGAAGACCACCCGGGGGAAGAACCCGGGTCCGAGAAGCAGGAAGAAGAGAAAACTACCATAGTTCTCCCTGACTGATGAAAGACAAACTGATGCTCTTCATATTCAGGCTCCTCCTCCAATGGGATGGGTGGAAGCCTGTTGAGAAGGGTTGGCGTTTCCGAGATCGTTTAACGCTCTTGGGAGACGGATCAGAAATAGCTCGCCTCGTAATGAGGCGACTAATCGCTGGCGAGCGGTTACGCAAAAACACCTATGAAACACATAAACAGAATGTTAAACCACGAAAATGACTCCCCGCCTGAGGATAGCCCCTTAAGGCAGGCTGAAGCATCCAGTGAGGCCTCCGATATAGCGGAAGCCCTTATACTGACCCTAGCGGAAAAGCTGGATGAGCATAAACTATCGGCGTTAGATATTATGCAGGGTCTAGTGGAATTCTTTGTGCCTGCAGTGCGGGCCATTGAAAAACAAGACGTTCCCCCGAACTTCAGGAAATTCCTTATGCGCAATGTCGAGCTGAACTTTGACTACAGGGACGCTAAAGAGCAAGGAATTGACCTGTCCGAGCTCCTCCTAATGGGTCTGCGGGATGAGCTAGACGGTGACCTAGGGGACTCCATGGAGCTAAACGAGGACTAAGCCCCGTATCCATACGTGACTTGTCTGGGGGTAGGGGTTACCTTACCCCCAGCACAAGTACGTTATGCCAGTAAAATCAGTAGCCGCTAAAGCAAGGGCCCGGAGGCGTAGAGCCCGCCCCGAAAACCGGGCTAAGGAAAATGCTAAACGTAACTACAAGAAGGAGTATAGGAGGGATCAGTCCTCCCTTAAAAAGAAACTCTACCGGGCGGGGCTAAACAGGAGGGCGCACGCCATGGGTCACTACGGCAACACTCCCCCCGGTAAGGACTTAATTCATAAAAACGGGAAGATTGTAGGTCTTGGGAGTAGGCGCAAGAACCGGGCAGATGGGGCTAGAAATGCCGCCGCCGCACGTATAAGAGCGAAGAGGAGGCGTAGATGAGTCTCCCACCCGTACGTCACGTAGATATATTGGCCCACAGATACACCATAAAGGTGGAGTCTACTAAGACGGGGGTCATGTCAGACGACGAACTTGGTAGGTGTCACACCACTGAAAACGTTATCTTCGTTAGGGATGACCTGCCCCCTGACGCTATGAAAGACGTAGTATTACACGAAATGATGCACGCCATACATTTTCACATGGAGTTGGTAGATGAGTCCAGTGAGGAGAGCTTTACATCCCGCACAGCTACGGGGCTGAGAACCGTTTTGGTGAACAACCCCTTGCTATGTAACTGGGTTTTCAGCTCAGGGTCAACAACCCCTTGACGAGAACCACCAGCTCTATATTGTAGCTGGACCTAAATCAAAAGGGGTTTTGAGCAAAGGTATTAAGCCACCCCCCAGTTGCCTTTCGTAACTGGGGGGTTTTCTTTTACCTATAACGTGCTAGATTTTCATCTATGCCACATTACGGAGACACATCTAAAGGCGGCGGTAGACCACCGGGAACCGATAAAACCTCAAACAGAGCACCTGCCAAGAAGCAGGCGACCAAATCTAGAGCTTGGGCTAACAGGGACAAGGGCGGTGGAAAGGGCTGACATTGATGATTTTTCAGACGCTGTAGCGCCTGACGAAGAGATCATTGTTCCCGATGATCTAGACGGCGCCTTCCTAGGCATTAGTGCAGAGGAAGACCCCCCACGCGCCGTCTACTCCATCGAAAAATGTATAGAAATCCTTAGTAAGGAAATGACTGTGGATGAGGCGGAAGAATACTTTTGGTATAACGTAGCGGGTGCCAAAGGGCCTAACTTCCCCCTGTTTATTAACACGCCTGAGGGATGAGACTTTTTGGGTTAGGGGTGTGGTTTGCAATTTGCTACGTAGTCTTGTCAGGACTATGTAGGTCAGAAGAGTTACCCGCAACAAACCTGACGACCTTCTACGACCATGAGGAGCAGGTGTTTGGTATGTGGTGGGTTTCGGCAGGCTCTGAATATGATTACATACTTGAAGTGAATGAATTCGATGGTTTTGGGTGGTTCACGGTAGCCTCTTGGATTGGGCCCGCAGAAAATTCCGTTATGTCTGGTTATACATACATCCAATGGGATAACTCGGCCATCGCTCGGGTTAGGGTGAGGGCGACAGACCCACCCCCAACGCCTAAGGAAAATTCGAACTGGAAAATTCTGTCACCTGTGAGATTCTAATGCCATCGGATCACGTATCTAATACGGATTACAACGAATACATTGAGTCTCTAGCTAATAAAACAGGTATGGGAACTACCATAGTCTCACTCTCTAACAGACCCGAGCTTAGAAACATCACATGGCCTGTGATGGAGCGTTACTGCAAAAAGCATGGCTACAACTTCCGCACCTTCGATGACACTTTAGATGTCTCTAGACACCCTGCGTGGAGTAAGTTGCTGGCTATTAAACAGGCCATGGAGGAGGAACCGTCTAATATGGTAGTATGGCTAGATGATGACGTTCTTATAACCTGCCCCTATAAAACTATCCAAGACCTAGTGCGGTTTACTCCCTTTGAAAACATCCTCATGACGGAGGACATCGAGGAGCTTAAGTACTGTAGTTCGTTTAACTCGGGTCTTATGTTCTGTAAAAACACGGACGCAGTTAAATCTCATTTAGACTTTATATACGAGCTCGTAACTAAAGAACCAAAAGTAGAGCGTTACTTACAAAGGCACATGTGGGAACAAAGTGTTATGGACCATTTCCACCGGGAGATTGATGATAACTTTTATACTGTAGTCCCTATGTACCCAATACAGGGGTTTGTGGGGGACGACTCTCACGGGTCTAATGGGGGATGGTTTCCGGGGATGTTCGCCGCACACGTTCCGGGAAGGGCTATGCACACAAGGATACAGCAACTGGAAAGTGTAGCTTCTGTGAATAAATGGGATTGATAAAGGCCTACCACCTCCTGACGCGGCCAGAGACTGACCGAGAGCGGGCATCCATAAACTCAATATCTGAGTTGGGGAAGTTGGATGGGGTAGAATACACGAAGGTAGTTAACCCACCCTTTACAGATTTACCCCCTAAAGACTCCTGTGCGCGTCCTAGGGACGTTGGAATGGAGCCGGGGCACAATCCTAGCACTGGTGGCTACTACCTCTCTCCGGGGCATTACGGGTGTTATAGGGCCCACGCGGACGCTATAACGTCACTTCCCGAGGATACGGAGGATATGTTCCTCATATTTGAGTGTGATGCTATCTTAATCCCAGAACCCGCCACTTTTACGGAATATGTGAAAAAGGCTAATGAATTAAGTTTAAACCGCGACTTGAACTTCTTTAGTTTTGGCAAGCCCTTTGGCGATGTAGTGGAGTTTGAGAGCCACCAAGAAGCAGGTTCATTCATAGAGGCTCACGCATATCTAATCCCGGGAAGTAAGCTAACGCGCATAAAGGAGGTTTTGGACACTACTAAATGGGATGTGTTTGACCTATGGGCTACCTACAACTTTAAAGTTCCTGTAGGGTACTTCTACCACTACACCGCAATACAGGGGGACGGGTACAGCCTGCTAGATAAACAGGAAGTTTCCAAATACCCGGAGGTTCAATCTAGGTTGTCTGTAAGCAAATAGGGGTTAAATTACCCATATGGCCGGATATAAAGCTAGAAAGAAGCAGATAATGCCCGACACCCCTGCCCCTCCGGGGCACCATTGGATGGTGGGGAAGGACGGGAAACCTTACCTCATGAAAGGTAGCACCCATGCGGAGGCTGCGAAAAGGGCTAAGAAGAAGCGTAGGAATACCTCCTCTTATTAATATGGCCAAGGAATACTTCACCCCCCGCGATAAAATATTGTGGGATAAAAGGAATAAAGCCGCCGACAAGCAGTTGAAGGAGGTGGATGCATACCGTAAGAAGTATGGTAAAGACCCTAGCTGGGCGGAACCTTCCAGCAACCAAGTTCATGGTCCCATATACATGAAGACCGGGAAGCCTAAAAAGGGTGAGGATTTACAGCCGTACCGTAATTTCATCGTACATAGGCAGAAGACTAAAAATCACATGAATCTACCCTCTTCAATAGGCGTGGTTTCTAATCTGGAACATGAGTCTCTGCTAGACCCCACTATATGGCAAAAAGGGATGAAGCGTGAAAGTCCTCGTTTGGAAGACTTTAAAGGCGGTTTTGGGTTTGCTCAGTGGGAGCCCGCACGCCGGGAATTGAAAGGTGACCGGACAAACTTAAGGAAATTCGCTAACGAACGGGGAACAAGCATTAGTGACCCAACTACCCAACTAGACTTTATAAAGGAAGAGATGGACAATAGTACCCGGTTTGGGAATGTCCGTAGGAAGATGAATGAGTCGAATGATGCAGTGCAAGCCGCATTGATTTTCTCGGAAGGGTACGAAAGAGCTGGCAAAGATCACAACCCCCGCAGAGCGGCTATCGCTAGAAGGTTAGCTCGGGTTTACGAGACAGAGCCCGGATTTTAAACATTATACCTAAAACCACTGGTAACCCAGTAAGGCCAAATAAAATAAACAGTACATTATGTACTCTGGCCGCACCCATGTATGGGTGAAGGATTCACTCGCAAAAGACTCCTACTGGGTAACCGCCTACCTGAGCATTACTAGGTTCAGGTAGATCAGTATCAAAGCTGATATAAAATAAAGGGTAAGGTTGTGGAGGGATAGACTAATCGTCAGTAGGAATGTAACTGAAGAGTAGTTCACTGTGGTGGGGAATGTTCCTCATGACCCGGGCCATTCTGCCAACACCACTCAGGATACTCTACTCCTTCATTATTCAGGACGCCTAAAGGAAGGAAATTTTTCATCTTTAGGTCACACCCACACTTCTCACAAGAATGTAAATCTTCGTTGTGTGGGTTGTCTTGATAGGGTATTGCTCCTTCAGACTTCTTATGACCCATGAGAAACATGGCGGCTCGCTTTGCGAAGCAAATACCACATTTACCCCGCTTGTTGTTGGGACATTTAACACAGATGGCGGACCTTCTGGTGGCCTCCTTCACGTCAACTATCTCACCACCGCGGCCTTTCCATGCCGCCATGGACATTAAGAATCTATGGGCACTATTAATGGTTATTTTCACTTACTTATAACCTTCATTATCTCACCGGGATCGAAGAACTCAACCGGGGTTTCATAGAGAGCGTCGATCCCCGCCAGTCTCTCGGGGTTGGCTATCTCTTCAGATATACGATAGGCGTCGTCAATAGTAGGTCCAGACAATGGGGCTAACTCGGCGTACTCCCCGTAAACTTGTGACAGAACCTGCTTATCTAACTGTTTATCCATGATGATGTCGGCATCGTCACCAATAAAATGTTGGGCGGCTTTATAGTCTCTAATCAACCTCAACGTTATACCCCGATAAAGTTCTTTATACCTCTCTACAGACTCTAAAACCTCATCTTCCGTAACCGTAGACCTGCCCCGCATCAACCTATTGAGGTCCCTCTTAGCGTCCCTCAACTGTTTATTCCTGAAGGACAACTTTCTCTTAAACTCATCCCTAATGTCAATACGCTTAATGTTGACACCGAACACGGCGGATAGAAATTCATCGCCTACTGATACCTTTTGCCCACGTATAATTTTCCCTCTATTCTTAAACGCACTAGCTAGTTTAATCGCATCGGTCACATACCCGGGGAGTGCAATTTTATGAGCCTCGGAAAGTATAGCCTTTGCGGGATCAAGGATCGTGGATTCAAACTCACTAAGACTGTCATTAGGCTGGTAACGACCCCCAGTAATGGCTTGCGCCCACATCTGAGGTTGGAAAAACTGGCCGAACATATCAGATAAAAACTCTTCTTCGGGCGCAATAAGACCCCCAGCAACCTCTCTGCCACCCGTTCTCGCCTCCAAATACCTCCGAATGGAATCCATACCGGATGCAAGTGGCATCATATGAGATACATCCATCATAATTGGGAACCCACCTTCAGGGTCACCGAAGAAAGCTAAGGTACCTTTTTGGTACCACTCATGGAGGAACCTCTTAAGTGCTTTTACGTCATCTGTGTCTCCAACATTATCTCCACCCAACACCTCTGCAGTCAAATCTTTGTCCTCGTCGTCCCCCGCACCCATCAAAGCTCCTAACAAAGACCAAAGACCTTGCATAGCTTTGGAACCTGCAAATAGAGTGGCTCCTGACCAAGCCGCCCGGTTGGCGCCCATCTGCATAAGTTTCATGTTATTGGTTTTATAACCAAGCCGAATCTCTTGGGCGGCCAATATAGGAGTCTTTACAGATAGTCGCAGAGTCTCTGCGTAGAAGGAAATAAAGGGCGCCACGTAAGCAGTCAGTTGATTACGTTTCATCCACTTAACCAACTCAACTGTCATTGAGTAGTTGGGCATGGTTTCTTGGACGCGGTATGCGGCTTCAGCTTTTAGTGTATAGAGTGCCGCAGACCTCCGATCATCTTTAAGTAACTTGGCCCGATCCGTACGTTGCTCTTCCGTACGGGGTTTAAATGTTTCTAAAATTCTGTTTGCCTGCTCGGCAGTCATGGCTCCTTCATACTTACCATTCAACATCTGGCCGATACGTTTGCGGAGAGTGAAGGGCGCGTAGCGTTCCTCGGAGTCTATGTCTGATATATCAAATACATTAGCCAACTTGGTCAACTGCCCTTCGTAGGCAGATGCCTTCCAGTAGTCGTCCTCAGCCCCATACATACTCTCTAGAACTTTATCTATAGAGTCGAACTGCTTCTTGAAGCCTCTAGCTTTAGAGGAAGGTACCATGGATAGTCCAAAAATTGGATCACCCCCTCCTGTGTTCATGACTGATTTACGAGCTTCTTGAATTACATTAGACCTAACATCTTGTCCCGTAACGAGGAACTCGGCATATTCTTCCATTATGGCCATCAACTCCGGTTCAAATATGGAAGTCTTCCCTAGAAATCTGCTGGAATCGTTGGCTACGAATAATGACAAAGCCCCCTTAAATGCCTTGGATAACTTACTGGAATTTGGTAAGGCTTCTATCTGATCTCGGGCCCCCACCATAGCGGCTTTCATTACAGCACTTCCAGCGCCTTCACCGCCGTGTATCCAGTCGGTAAGGATTCTAAAACCTTTAATGGCGTGCAGAGGCATACCAGCGTTCACTAGGAACATGGGGTTGCCTACAAAGTTCCTTACGTGTGTACGTGGTCTACGTGTAGTTACGTTAGCCATGGTTTGTGAGGACAGCCACATCAAGTGTTTTTGCACACCTGCGTAATTCTTTCTACTAACTTCCTGTAGAGCTTTCACAAGTAAGGGTGGTCCGTATAACCCTTCTAAGGGGCCGAAGTTACCTGAAGTACTGCCAGCGCCCTCGGGTGCGGAAAACTTCACTAACCCGTGTTGCCTGTGTCCAGACTCCTCACTCAATAAAACTATATTAGGTTCATTGGGTCCTTTAGTCTCGTTAGCCTCTTTTTGAATACGCTCTAACATCTCCTTAACAGAGGTTAGGTATTCGTGGTTGGCTTCTAAAGTACCTAAAGTTGTAAGAGTTCGCGCCGCGTTAAATATGTTGTCTTTATAAGCACCTGCGGCCTCCTGTAGGGGGGTAGCTATCTCTTTCTTAGGGATGAGTGTTTTGACATTCATTAACCCTAGAGCGGAACCTTCGACCCCTGCGGAACCGAAACCTTGGATAAACCTCCTTATATCATCAATAAGCTCATTGTGTGGAATAGGCTCATTCTCCATCTTAAGAAGACGGGTGGCTTCCTCCACACTAATATCACTCTCTTTTGCTAACTTCCGCGCCTTATCTCGTAGGCGGATATCTTTGAAGTGGCTCTTCGCCAACTCAAAACGCCGACGGGCTTCGGGTTCTTGTGAACCCAACCAACGCATGTAATTTTTCTTCTCGTCGTTTAATTGGTACGTAGTTGTTAAGTGAATATTGTTACTGGCAGAAATCTTTGCCTGCATACTGCTGAACATACTATCAGCGGCATAAAGACGGGCGACGACCGAGTCAGGTCCCGACGAAGCGGACACCTCTTTAAAAGTCTGTGAGAGTATGGGGCTGGCTGTTATCTTGTTCTGAAAACTATTTATAGCTCCCCTCAACTCTAACAACGCTCCCGACAAAGAGTTAGCTGAAGTCATTACAGCCCCCGCCTTGCCTTGGGCGGCGAGGTTGGCTTCATCAAGTTTTATGATCTCTTTCACCGCGCTTTCCTGAAGCGTCCTGAAATTCCCCGCTGACTCTACGTAAAGCGCAGTGAGGGCGGTGCCTGCTATGTTTCTAATGGTATTTTCCTCCCGGTTCTTATCCGCCCGGAGAGCCCTCATGGCATCCACAGTCTCCCGATTCTTGGAAGGGTCTGCCTCCCACGCGTCACGGATGCCTTTTCTCGCCCCCGAAATTTTGGACCTCAAACTCTGTACCTTGGTATCCCTCCACCTAATAACACGCTCCCTAAGGGACATGCCGGGGATGTTAGGTAGTTCAGACCAAATAGCACCCTCAAAATTAGGCGGGGGTTCAGAAGGACCAAACTCATCAACCAGAACTTTGTCATCCTTTTCACCTAAAGTCCTATTAATTAGGGTTGCTAAGTGTGACCCAGCATTAACCCCAGCGGGAAGTCCCCACCGTTCAGCCAACTCAGCGTTATCCCAACTCTCTGCCATCTCCCCCAGTGAAGATACCCCAAACTGCTCACGCATCTGTTTGTTGATAGCAGATGTAAGTAATTGGGCTTTGGTGACAGTCTTGTTAATACCGCCCCTTAACCTCTTAGACTCTTCATGTAGAGGTTTACCGCCTTTACCGCGCACCGTTAGTGCTCGAAAAAACCCATCTAAACGGAGACTGGAGCCGAAACTTGCGGCACCTAAAAGTTTTTTGTGTTCATCTATCGGGGGCTTGTCTTGTAGACCTGTTGTGGGGTCTAACTCTGCACTAAATGGGTTCTTTAACCCTTTAAGGGTTCCCCATATCTTACTAACAAACTCGGGCTTTAATGCTTTCTTACCCCGTGCAGAAATCTCATCGGCCAGTCGTCTAACTCTTCCCTTCCCTTCCTCGGGGGATTCCCCCTCTTCAAAGGACTCAGATTTTTTAGAGGCTAGTATGTCCTCAGTGGTAACATCATGGGGTAGCCCGGAAATAACCCGCTGTAACCCTACTACGCCACGTTCATCTGGATCAGAGTTTTTATTATACTCTTCCAGTTGAAGTAGCATCTCCCCCTCAACGACCATTAACTGCTCTCGGGTGTCCTCGTCCTCTATATGCTTGTCTACATAATCCTTAAAATTAAGGTCGGATTGTTTAATCTCCTCCTTTATGGAGACGTAGTCGTCAGGAGCTATCGAAAGGTTATGTTTATCAACGGCTCTTTCTGCAATAATCTTGTCACCCACAAACCCCACGCCATCAAATTGTTGGTTTGAGTCAGATGACAGGTAGTTTTCTCGGATGAAGCTCCTCTTCTCAGGAACTACTCTGCCCAAAACCTCTAAAAGTTCTTCAACGTGTCTGGCGGTAGTTAAACCAAAGTCGCGGGACAACACGCGAGCTCTAAGGGTTTGTAAACTGGACTCAAAGTCCGACTTAACATCCCCGTAAAAAGCGTCGGCAGTTATCTCCCCAATAAAATTCTCCCAAGAACCTGCACTTTTTACCGATTGGGCTAGGAAGTCAGAAGCCGTAGAGGCACTTTCGAGATACCCAACTAGAGCCGCCTCCCTCTCTCCGGGAGTATATGCAGATTCATATGCTGACGTAAGTGCGGCAGACACAACTCTCCGTTCCCGGACACCGGACTCGGGAAGGTTTATAACCCCAGTTAGTGCGGAGGCGTCTGGTCTATTAATATTACCTCCGGTAGCAACCGCTATGTTAAGTGCGGATATAATGTTCTTAGCGGGTGATTCAGGGCCTAACGCATCTAGAATCTTGGAAGCCTCGGAACCAAGGCTATGGTTCAGGTTGCTCAGGTCGAAATCGGGAGAAAAGGCGGGTGCCGACTCCCGGTAACTATTAGCGTTATTTAAATCTTGTTTGGTGTGCCCGATAATCTCCCTAAGTGTTTTCTCTGCACCCCAGTCCCGGTATCTCTCGTTACCAGTAAGTGTAAGGAACGCACTCACCAGTTCGTCTGCAAAATCACTTTCATCTGACCCACCGGAAATACCGCGAGTTATCACTCGGATGGTTCCATCCCACAAAGAACCGCGAGGGCTTACCCGGTCTATCTCCTTCATATACCACTGAGTAGTGTCGTCAGTGACTAAGTGGGTAAAAAACTCACTACGGGCTACTTCAGGATCGCTATACGAACCATCCTCCCTCATACCTAAAGCATGGCGTATCTGTATAACGTCATCAAAATACTTATTGGCTCCCAACTCTTCAGCTCTAATATTCCTGTAAACCCCCCTATACTCTGAGGGTGTGGGGGATTCAGATAACTCAGACTTAAATAAAGAGTTGCTCTCATCGACCAGTCCTTTAATTATATCGAGAGAGTAGTTGTTCGCCTCACGTTCAGCCTGAAACTCAGCCCTTTTCTGAGCACCTAAACGGTTTATTTCTCCCGTCTCGTAGAAAGCTCGTCCCCGGTCAATTAGAGCATCCAAGGCATCTACAACCAACTTATGGTTAGTTGTCTGGGGGTCAGATAATACCTTCTCGAAAGCTACGTGGAATAACTCATGGATAACGACATCCTGCACACCTCTTGGGTTAGTTGCACTTGAGTTAAGTACGACAGTATTAGTTTTGGGGTTGTAAAAACCTGCCTGTTCAATGCTATCTGTGACCACCAGTGTCAGATTGTCAAAATCCAACTTGCCACTTTTAAGTAAAATATCCGCGAGTTCGCTATAGTGTGCGGGGAATAACCCCTCAGATACACCCTCTTTAATCTTTAAGAGAGCTACCCGCAAAGAATCCGGTTCCCCATCTTTAATCCCTAAGTAACTTAACTCTTGAAAAACCCGTGAGGCTAGTTCCTCGCGGGTTTTTTCTGTTAAACCGTCGAAGGGTGTCCGGGTGCCAAATATTGTGGCCCTTATACTATTAAAGTTTTCCGTTGAGTCCGTTCGGTTTAAGTACTGTTCGCGCTCCTCGGGGGATAGTTCGTCAATAGATACTGTGTCTACTGACTCATCTACGGCACTTGCGTCGGAATCACCTTCAGTGTTGGGATTAAACTCCAATACCTTTTCATTTCTTGTTTGTGCTGATATAACTGAAAGGAGTACCGATTTTAAATTCGCGTGGCTTGCTTTTTCCGTAGCCTCTTTAGAGGCTCTTAAATACTCAGCACTCTTGAATACCTTTATAGGGGACGCATCATCTGTAAGATATTGAAGTGCGTTCCCTCTGCTCGCATCTCTTCTAGCTTCTATCGCAGATATACCAAGCAGTGCGCGTGTGTATTCTGAGTTTCCGAACACATGGCCCCAAGCTTTCCCGTGGATGACGTTACCACTGTTGTCATCAGTCAGACTACCCATATGTTGTAAACCATCCGCGGAAAGGTAACTAAAAGCGTCCTCGGGGTCGGCTTTGATTCTTTGAATGATTGACCGGGACTTCTGCGGAGAGTCCTCTCTTATTTTAGAATCTTCAGCCAAAATCCTTGTTTTAAGGAGGGACATAACGACATGAACTTTGAATCTATCATGCCAGTTTATGTTCTCCTTACCACTAGCCGCATTGCGGATGTCTTCATCAACAATCTCCCCATCTTTATCCTCTCTTGTATAATGGTTGTACGCTTCATCCAATAAAGTTGATAAGGTGTGCGTGTCTGGTTTTAAATGATACTTCTCAGCCCTAACCTCCTCCGACAACCGTTTTTTAATCTTCTTAGGGTCCGTAAAATTAAGTATAGGCTTGGCATCTCTATTCTTGGCGATTCGGAGCGCATCATAAAGAAACTCAACTTCATGAGGTAAGAAGTCCTCAGGACTTAGTATAACACGGTTTAACGCGTCTAAGGCTAAGGTAACCTCCTCAGTGGCTTTTGAAACGGTGCCTGTGCGGGTTTGTCTGTTGCTCCGAAGCTCGAAAGGAGTTAGGTCAGCACTTATATCATGTAACGTGCGGCCTCCGATAGAATTACCATTTTTATCTGTGCCTGTATGAGCTTTAACATATGAAGCGAAGTTAGCCCTTGGGCCGATCCAGTCAGGCTTCGTGCCGGGAGGTCGGAAGTGTGTTGCGGCGCCTATTACATACCCTTCCTTATCTAGTATAATGCCGGGATGTAAGTCCTCTTTGAATTTCTTATCGAGTTTAAACTTTTGGGGATACGTTGTTACGCCCTTACTGTCCGTGGTTGAAGTTGAGAAATAAGAAGCGACATGAAGGGGGTTGTTAGTAAATCTATATTTGCCGTTCTTGTCTACTACGTGGAAATAATTGTTAGCCCCATAAAATTCACGACCGGATTCAAAATCTTTATTAACCTTTTTAATGAACGCGTTATAGTCTAGTTTGTCCCCCTCCCTATAACCCTCTACAGGGGCGGGCGACCTCGCAGTCAAGCGGTTGGCAAAACTCGTACCTCCGCCTTTTAGTTTAACTATAAAGCTGGGAGCTCTGAAAGGTTTCAATAATTTATCTTTACCTTTATTGAGGTCGGCTACCCGCTTCGTTAAATCTCTTGGGCGTTTGGTACCCTCTTTGCCCGGTTTAAACGTAGCGTCGTATGGGGTTAACGGGACCTGTTCGACCTTTCCGGCGAGGAACTTAATATGTGCGTTTGTATCTAGTTGCTGGGAACTGTGGAAATACCCACGTTCTGTAGGTGCAACTTCTCCATACAAAACCCCCACATCTCCCGATGGTGGGGTTTTGGGTGTTGTCGCAAGTGACTTGGCGTTTGCGAGGGTGGTCTTGTAAGTGGTAAGAGCGGTGATGTTGTCTCGGGCGGATTGGGCTCGCTCACCTACTTCAGCGTACTCACCTGCACGAACAATGCGTCTGCCGAGGTCCTCCCTTATAGCGATTATTGTTGACTTCCACGCGGCAGCTACCTCTTCATTTGGGCGCGTGGCTTCACTAAGGGAAGTAAGAGAATCGTTAATAGATTTATCTAGTGCTTCAAAAGCATTTATATATTCATCTTGATGGAACAGAGCCCCTTTAAGTAATCTACTGGCTGACTCTGCGGCCAATGAAGCGGCGCGTTGTTTAGCCCCCTCAAGGCCTTCTCCTATCTTGTTATCAACGAAGGCAATTAACTTTGCCTTCGTATCCTCAACAATTTTTAAGCCCTCATCAATTTGATTAATCTCATTAACCAAATCTTCCCCGCCCTCTAAACGATATATGAGGTCTGATCTACTACCTGTAATAGGCTTCTTCTTAGCAATGAGAAGACTCTTCAAGGCGGGTATATCAATACTCCCTTTTTTAAGTCTGCCGTCTTGTAACCCTTCAGGAAGTTCATACTCTTTTATACTCGCTTTGGACCTTTGTAATAGAACCTCATTCTCTGCCAAAAGTTCTTTCTTATGGCTCAACCTACCTTCAATATCCTCTTCAAGTTTACCTACCTCGTCTTCGCGGGTATTGAGTTCTTTTAGGGAAATAGAACCTACATAGACCTCGTCAGGACGAGACTTAGTGTCTCCGACGAGTTTGGCTTCTCTATACAGTTCGTACTTTGTCCCCCGCTTAGAACCGCCCCGAAACTTATACTTTTCGCCGGGCCACAACTGGGAACCTTCAAACTCGGATTCCGCTAAATTTTTAAATGACGTTTGGTAGCCTTTTAAACGAGCCCGTACAGCCTTGGCGAATTTAGAGTCACCCCCAACAACACTTCTGAGGGATATTTCAGGGTTAAGTTTAAGAAGATTGATGAGTTTTCCAATCTTCCTTTTGTCTTCAATTCTGGTACCTTCAAGCATGACCTCCCTCTTAGCGGAGTCGTTGGCATCCTGTGAATAAACTAAGCCTCCTTGCGACGTGATTACAACCCCCCTAATCTGGTTGAAAAAATCCTCTGTAAAATTTTTGGCTAGTTCGTTCCTGTATTCATTGAACGTTGAAGAAGTACCTATATAAACTCCCGACGTGTCACTCCTTCTCCATGTAATTTTTTCAGGTGAAACGTCAGTAAAAATCTTTGTCTTTCTATCTATTACCTCATTAACCCTGTCCCAAGCCGAATTAGCCGCCGCGTCGATGCGGTTAACTGCAGTATTATAAGCCTCGTCTAGGAGTTTTACTGTTACAGTAGCGTCTTGGTTGGCGCGTAATAATTCTAGTTTAACGTAATCTTTTTCGGATACAGCGGGTTTAGTGTTTGGGGCAACACTCTTAAAACCTCGCCTCCGTTCCCTTTTCAGAAGCTCTGCTCCGTCAGGCCTAGCCATAGAAAGCAACTCCGACATACGCTCAATAGCTAACTCAGGAGAATTGTATGCCAAAACCCTGTTTGCCACTGCATTACCTACATGCTTATATAGTTGGGTTTTTATACGCTCTTTAGCCTCACTAGTGACACGCTTATCGTAGTAAGCCTTAACCCGTCTAACCACCTTATCGGGTAGTTCGGTATCTGCGGGTTTGGGGACAAATCCCCTAGCGTCAGTAGATGAAGTTTCCCTCAAGTAATCCTCCACACGTCCTAAAATGCCTCCTACAATCTTCGTTGAGTTTTCATCCTCCTTAACGAGACGGAGCATTTGGGGGACAACTACATTTTCGTTAACACCCTCCACATCAAAGAGCATTTCGTAGGCGCCTAACATCAGCGCCGCGTAATTGTCGGGATTGTCCTCCTTGATATCTTCTATTGAGGGAGTTTGCCCAGTTGCTACGAACTTGTTCAGGTAAAATCTCAAACGCTCCTCGTTTTGTAAAACTCCGTCAGTAAGGTTTTTAGCAAATTCAGAAGTTTCGTTGAAGGCGGATTCGGAAACTTGGTCGGGAACCCTTGCACTCTTCTTTAGAGCGGGGGTAAACTTAGGGTCCGCTAATCGGGTCTTTATGTATTTCTCCGGCGACTCGTAAGTACCTTGAACTTCTTTAGACAGAGTTAAGAACTCAAATGCCGCTTTACGGGCGGCGCCGGGGTTTAATGACCTGCTTTTAGATTTTAAGTCCCGTCTAACCGGAGTAATTAAGGAAGATAAATCTCGTTCACCAAGTTCCTGTCTAGCGGCCTTAACCGCCCGCGCATCAAGTTTAGCCCTAATATTAGCCTGTTTATCTTTACTGCCTTTCAGGAAATTAGATATAAGCCCACTTAAATTCTCTAAATCCTTAGCCTTCAACTGTCGGATGGATGTGTCTTTGTAAATACGGTTGTCACCAACACCGTAATCCATACTTAGTTTATATTTCTCATTATTAGTTTGATCGTCCCACGGAGTCTCTGACCACCCGGTGTCCACATTATCAGCACTAGACCCTACCTGAATTGAAACTATCTCGCCGCCCTGCCTAAACTCACCCCCCTCTTGAAGTTGGAAAACCTTTATAGCTTGGTCTGGTCGCTGTCTGTCTGCTAAAGCGGACAGAGCCGCTTCCTTAGCGATTTTAGCACTCTTGAAGAATACTGAGCCTGACACCTCATCAACAACGGATTTAAATATATGACCTTCGTCCGTTACCTTAGAACTTGGATTTGGGTCCGGGGACCATATACCCGCTACCCATAACCCTTTGTCTACAGACTCAACAACGAGTTGTCGATCTTTTGAACTGAAATAATTCCCTTTGTGTGTTTTGGCAGACTTAAATACCTTAACACCTTCCTCAAAAGGTGCCATGGTGGCAGTATCCTTTTCTGTCGTAGGATATACCCAAACATGTCCAATGTCATTCTGCACCCAAAAATCCTTACCTGAAATCTTGGGGGGCTCCCCAGAAGACTTATCTACTAATTTAGCAACCCTAGGTTCATTAGGTTTGTCTACATTATAGAGGTCTACTATATCCCCGATTTCTTTGGCTTTGGTTCGGTCACCCTCCCTCCACCCAAGAATACTCATAACGTCTTGTGACATTAAGTCCTCAGTTCTGGGTATGCGGTTTTTCAACCTAGCCTCGACCTCAACCCTAGTATCGACATCTATCAACTCAGCTCGATTAACCAACTCGGCTATGGTGTTGTTGACACCATCCTTGTAAGTCTGGGTTAGTGTGGCGACAAACTCCACCCGTTTACCGGGGCTTTTTATCCCTGTCGCTATGGTGGGATCATGTTTTATAACTCTACTGGTGAACTCCTTGAGGGTAAGGTTACCACTTTCAGGGCGGTTATAGACCGCATTATAGAACATGTTACCTGCAGATTGACTTAGTTCTTTCTCCAGCTCCTCTGTATCTTTGCTGAACTTCTTAACCTCAATCTCCAAGTCTTTCTCAACCATGTCTTCAAGGATGAGGGTTGAATCACCTGAATCTGCTGGAGCCGCTGAGTCCCCTGTCTGCTCTCGCTCCATCCAAAATAAATGGAGTAGAGCCGCACGGGTAGCGTCAGCCGTTTCAGGGTCTTCGGGAAGATATCTAGCTATGTCCGCGTCATTAGCCACCAACTCGGCAAATTGCTCTTTGGTAACTGGGGTGGGCTCTTCTCCCTCTTTAGGGGTCGTAAGTCCTTCCCAAATGTCTTTTAAAGTAAACTTTAATGCCGACTCATTGGGAATAAAGGGTACGTCGGAACCTTCATCCCAAGAAAACCTGTTGTCCCGGAGACGATCACGGTAAACTCGGTGCAAGAGTGGTTTAAATGCTTTTTGCGAACTGGTGTCGGAGTTATTAGTGGTGTTATTTAGTACAATGAGGTTCTTGTCTTGGGAGGATATGCGAACGTCATTGAGTAACCCCATCTTTTCGCTGGGTAGAAGAAGAGTAGGTAAAGTAACCCCCTCGGAGGTATGCTTTGCATAACTCATTAACCGCTTGTAAGCGGGGTTTACATTTTTTGTAAGCTCTCCCCACCTAGCCTCTACACTACTATCAGAGGGGAAAGATTCAGAAAGAAGAGAACCCACCCTGTTGTAGAAAGTCTTGACCGCTTTCAAAGCGTTACCGGAAAAACCAGTGTCCATCTGGTTCTTATCCCATAAGCCATATTGAGTCTTAAAGTCCTTCCTAAACTTATCGACCTCCTTCTTTACCTTTACCAAAAAGTTCCGATCACCTTTACGGTAATCAGTCATAACCTGTACTCCAGAAAAGGCTAAATCCAGAGCCACTCCGAATACTTCAGACACCTCCCGACTATCGGCTTGCCCTTCACCAATACCCCTATCTTGACCTTTGTAGGTATCTGATAAAGACTTTACGCGACTTTGTAGCCACCCCCTTGATTTAAACGTCGCGGCATCCCGGAGCTCCCTTGCGGACTCATCTGTAATGACACCGGGGAAAGCCTCGGGTCCTGTACTATGGTACTCCGATATGGTGCCTTCAACATCGTCCAATACGGTGCCTACAAACAACCCTTTAAAGTTCGATTTAACGTTGTCCGACGCTCTATTGTAAAAAATACCTAAACTCTCTCTATCGGAACCAAACGTCTTACGAGCTTTATTAATGACATTTTCATAGGCTTTTGATAGTTCCTCTATATCTCCTGAACGCTCCCCAATCTTAACAATCTCATCCGTAAGCGAGCCTAAGACCCGAAACTTATCCATCTGAGCCGCTGTGCCCACATTGTCCTCCACAAACCCATAAATGTTGCTAAGTGGGATTGGGGTGTACTTTTCATCCCCTAAAATGTTAACTACATCCCCGGGAGTTGTTGCTGAGGACAAGTCGGGGTAGTTAGTAGTGCCACCTTTCTCAAACTCATCTTCGATGTTTGGTACTATGAACTGCCCACTCTCAAGGGTGAGAAGTAAGCCCCGCCCTTCACTCCGGTCGTTACGGGTGAACTTTCCGGGAGTGTGGAAATATTCGCCCTCCACACCTAATTCTACAGGAGCCTCCTCGTCGGGGTCAGGTTCAGAAACTATTGGTACCTTGGGCCCATCCCTACGCACACTTTCGCTAACCTGTCTTATAGCTTCGGCAGTCTCGGTATTTCCCTCTTCAATCAAACGATTAAACTTAAGGTCCAACTCCTGTAGTTTAACCTGCATTTCAGGAGCTAACTGCTCCTCCACAATAGGAGGTCTTTGGGACAAACCTCCAGCTAGGCCTCCTAATACACCCCCGACAAACGCGGCTTCAGTGGCGTGGGACACTGTTTCAGCCCACGACAACTCAGGGTTATAAGTGGCCATGGATAAGATACCTTGGCCAATTTCATCTAAAAATTCCTCGGCGGCTTCCCTTCCACCTGCCCGCACACTTCTTAAATTAAGAAACTTGTTTAATGAGAAACTATCCCCCAGTAACTCAGCTACTTCCTCTTTTAGCTCGGGATCGTCCATCGCACGCCGCCAAGATTTGCGATCCATTTTAAACCGCTTCATCATACTGGCGGTAGAAATATTAGAGCCCCGGTTGAATATACCGCCCATCACGTCCCCGGGAACAGCTTTCATCAAAGAGTAAGTAATTAAAGCTCCCCCAATTCCCGGTAAAATAGCGTTAGTTCTGGCTATCTCCTCGGCCTCATCGGGGTCCATCCCTGCATCTTGGATAAGCTCGTTTTTGATCTTGGTGAAGGCGTCCATATACATGGCTCCCCCAGAACGGGACGCCTGTAGACCAAAGTAGGTCTTGCCTGCCAACTTATCTGTGAACTCTTTAAACTTACCTGCCGGGTTAAGTGCGGGAGCATCAACGTCCCCTACAGTTATGTCTGAGGCGAACTCCTCTAGATTTTTCTGAATAGCTTTACGGTTAGTTACATCTATTAAAGCTTTCTGTGCTTGTCTGGCTCTTAGGGCATTTCCCGCTTTACCAACTCCGGCTGTCAAACCAAGGAGGGCTAGTTCCTGTCCAAACATACGCCCAAAGCGAGGAGCTTTGCCGTGGATAGAATCCACTGCACTAACTGCCTCCTGTGTCTTCTTGATAGACTCTAGAAAATCCCCAGTGTCTGCTCCCAAAGCAGTGGTCGCGGAACCAATTACACTACTTGCGGTCATGCCGACATCTTGTACAGCTCCGGCCTGTAGACCTCTAAGGAAATTACCTAAACCATACGCGGCGTCCCCAAACCATCCCGAATCCTCGGAACTCCACGTCTGTAGAAACGCACCTATGTTGTCCAGAGTAGGTACTCCATAACCTATCTGCTTCCAAAAATTTTCGGGGTCTTTGGTATTCTTCAAATACTCGGACACCATTGTCTGGTCATCCCATCCCTTATCTGAATTAGCTCTCTTAAAAAGACTAAGGTCCTTAGCCCGGGCATCCCAAGGGATAAACCCTCCCGCAAGGCTATCTACGTTACTGAGTACTGATCTAGCCTTACTCTCCCGATTAATGTCGAGCTGGTGCAAAAAACCCTCTAATACATCCTCGGGAACGTCCTCCCCTGAATTCTCTATACGCTCCCGTACATCATCATCGGAAATACCCTCAGCTAACCACCGGGGATTCAGGAGAAGTCCCCCGTCACTCTCCTTACGCATCACTTCGCTGTCTGACCAAGTAGCTGGGTGGTTAGTTAAAGCGTCACTAAACATACCCGACAGGCTATCTCGGGCGTTCGAGGATTCCTCTTTGTTAAGGGTGATGTAATCTGCGTAATCCCCTAAACCCCTTTTTGTGGCCCAGAGCTGGAGTATCTCGTCAGTTACACGATCTGTGTCAAATTCTCGACCATTATCTTTATATTCTGAGAGCCTATCTTCCGTTAGAAACATTCGGAAGCTTTCGACATCCATATCTTGGTCGTCCTCGCTATCCTTAGCAAATATACTACGAGTCCCTAGGGGCCTGTCGGCAACCTTCTTGGACGTTATATAATCCTGAAAATCGGCGTAAGCTAGTCTCTTATAAGTGTTGTACCTTTGCTTTACCCTGAATTTCTCGGAATCTGATAACCCCTCTTCATTATCTATTAAAGCCTCAAAGTGATCCTTACCTAAAGCCGCCGCGGCGTAATTAACCTCCACCCCATCAAGACTATCCTCATGAGGTTCTAGTTCTAGGGTTCTGCGGGTAACCCAATTAAGTCTGCCCAAGGGAGACTTTTCCTGCTCCTTAAGCCAGTTAAGGTGTCCCTCCCCAACAGAAAACTCAACTGTATCACGGTCTTTACCATACTTCTGGTACTTGCCCGTCTCTTCGTTAAGGGTAGCTGTCCCTCGTAATATATCAGTGAGAAGTCGGTCAGTAGACCTGACGTTTTCGGCTTGAAAGGCGCGACTCTTATTGATGTCGATCTGGCGGTCTACAATACCTTGCTTAGATATTGATAAACCCTCAGGGTTGTGGGCCTTTGCGTTAATATCTTCAGCTAAAAAGGAAACTAGAACGTCAAAGTTTTGAACCTCCTGAGGACTCTTATCTCCATCATACGAGGCGTAATGGGCATCAGCCCACCCACGTAGCATGGTTAACTGTTCCTCGGGAGTCTCTAAACTTTGATATGTGTCAGTAGCTTGTAGCTCGGGCCATGAATAGTTGGTCGCGGACATGTATAATTCTATCTTGGCATCAACATTTGGGCCACTTGTTCTGCCGACATATTACCCTCCGGTGTGGCTGTTGTCGGTGGGGTAGGTGGGGCATTACGGGGGCGCGGCATGGGTGTAGACCCTCCACGGAAACTGCGGGTGGTTTCGTAACTACGCTTCTTCTTTTTTAGTTCTTTTACTGCTCCCAGCCTGTCATACAAATCTTTCAGGAAATTCTCCCACGACTCCTCATAGTCATCTGCAAGGTCTTTTGTCTGACTTGTGAGGTGTTGGCTTGTTCTTTTGGGGGTGAACTTACTCTTAAAGGACTCAAAGCCCCCACTAGAAGCGTTCATCAAGGACTCGGCATTTAACTCAACTGGCTTGAAGCTCTTTTTTAGTTCCTCGGGTACGCTGGGGGAGGTAGTGCGTCCCAAAAAGTCGCCTGTCACTAGTCTTTCAACTTCCTTGAAGTTGTCAGCCATCACTAACTGTTTTACTGCTTCTGCTTGGTCATCCTCAAAACCTAAATCTATAGGGGCTAGGGCTAACTCTTTGTTGAACTCAATGTCTTGCTCCTTAGCCTTGCGTACCTGACTTAACTCCCACTGATCCTTATTGTGGTCGGAACGGGCGTCTGCCGCTTGATTTAAATATTTAAATGTACTCATCCGTATAAGGGGTAAAGCCGCCTCTCCCCTACTTCGTAAGAGTCCAAAAGCTCCCATCAAATCTATCTGTGCTTTAGCAGTCTGATCCCTATACTTGCCAGTAGTGCCACCCGCAACCACTTTCACGTAATCATCCATGACTCGGTTGTACCTCTGGTGGTTTCGATCCGCTTCAGCCAAAGCATTAGCTACAGCGGGGGACCTACTAGCCATGTCCAAAAACATGGAGCGATCTTGACTATAAGTTGGTGATAAGGGTTCTAAAATTTCAGAAATCTTGGATATGGTATCGGACTGCACATTAAGAGCCTCTTGCTTACGCAGTAGGTCTTCTGTGTTACCTATACTTCGTTGTAGGGCCTCAGACCGTTTGGCCATAGCCATCTCCTCAGCCTCATATTTATTCATCAAGTCCAACCTCTGTCCTGAGTATAGGCCTGATGAAATTGGTATAGGCGCAAAGTAAACAGGTTCTTGGGGCAATGTGCTTGCCCCGAGAACCTCATCAGCAGAAGATGCTAGTGAGTTTGCCATGTAAAATTATCCCCTCTTGTTGAAGCCCCCACGCATTAGTCTTTTCCGTACGGCTTTCTTCGCTTTAGTATTGTCTTTGGGAAAGAGCGCGTCGGACGGAGGAGGGCCGGGGGGTTCCACCAACCCTGCCGCGACTGCTGGAGCTACCATAGGCGGTCCCCCTTTAGCTCCCGGCTTACCTTGGTTTTCTGGTCTGTCGGCCCATTTAACAAAATCTGGGTTGGGTGAACCATCTTGATTGTGTGCGGACTCAGGCCCAGAATACGGCTCTACTTTCTTCTTCTTGTTTCTCGACTTAAAGAACCGAGGACGACCCCCACCCGCTTGACGCAGAGCGGTGCCCGGCCTTCCAATTCCTCCACGACGTGTTATGTTTCTATTTGCCATAATTTTGTATTAATTAAAGTATCTTGGACGACCTCCGCCTGCCTGCTGAAGGCGACGCCGATTAATCAGTCGCTCCCGCTCCCGCTTCTCCCGCTCCCGCTTCTCCTTGTCGTCTGTTGCTGTGGGTTCGGGTTCGGGTCTATCATCAAGTCCGGGTTCATTTCTCGTATCAAGTCCCTTAAGATATTCACCATACTCCAACAGCTTTCCTGTCTCTTCATCTACAGGACGACCCCGTGGTAAACGCCTTCCAGTGCGTTTTTCTGCTGCCGCGTGCTGTTCTGCGGTTTGTCTGCCATAGGGGGCCTCCGTTGCCCCAAACTCCGCTTCCCTCTGCCTCAACCGTTGCTCATTCTGCATCCTACGACCTTCATCGGTCTGGACATTATATTGAAGCCGTCCTCTAGCTGACGGGGGCACATAACCGGGGGTTGTAGTGCTTCTAGGAGTTGCCCGTTGCTCTTTTATCCTCGCGCCAATCTCTGGTCCGCGTCTCAACCAATCAAGCCCCGAATAAGCTTTACGGAATTCTCCGGTCGGATCGCCTCTTCTCGCAAAGGGGTTATAGACCTCCTTCACAACGTCGGGTTTGGTGGGTTGTTTGGTTTCGTTGTTGGTATTATCGGGTTCAGCTTCGCTAAAGGCTCTCGCCATGGCATTTTTTGCGGCACGCTTAACGGGGTCCAATAACCAATTAGCGGAACCCGTTCGGGTATCTGCAGGAGTGTCTGCAGGAGTGTCTGCAGGAGTGTCTGCAGGAGTGTCTGCAGTACCCGGTAGTTTAGTTCCACCGGATTGGGGTCCTGTTGTACTTTTGATGTCGGGAGGGCCAAGAGGTTTAAAGCTACCCTCACCGAAATCATCTGGGTCTACTTGACTAAGTCGGTATGCGCTAAGGGCGGTGGGTATTTTTCCAACGCGACCTGTTTGAGGGAATGTTCGGCTAGGGTTATAGTCTGGACTAGCCCAAGGTTTGTTCTTGTTTGCGGCCATGCCTGCAACGTGGGCCGCGTCTGTAGCTCGGTCGGCAGATTGGAATGCCAACTGTGAACGATTGGCCATCTCCTCTCCAACGTTCATAGTCCTGCCGGTAGTTGGACTGACTGCGGTCCCCTCAAAACGGGATGGGATATTGGCTGGCGTGATTGGATCAGTGCCGCCAAGTCTTTCTACCATAATTTCTTTAGCTCTAGCTTGATTGGTAGCGATACTTGTCTCTAGCATTGCTATGTCAGCGTCTAATTTCCTACCTTTAGGGGTACTTTGCGAAGGGTATTTCAACGCCGCTTTTTGTGCTCGGAGTTGTCGTAGACGATTTCCGGTTGTTGAGAGTTGTTTAGTGATGTTGTCGGCTTCATCGGAAAGTCGCGCCAGTTGATTTGCTTCCGGGGGCAATCCCGCACTTTCTGTATAAATTCTAGCTTGATCTGAACCACGTTTGATTTCACTTTCTGCTGGAGATAGATTTGGGTCGCGGTTCCTTACAGCACTTTCTCCCGGAGAGAATCGTGGGTCACTGTTCCTTAAGGCACTTTCTCCCGGAGAGAATCGTGGGTCAGGAGTGGAGAATATCGCCTGAGCATCCGCTTTAGCCGGACCACCCGTTGGTATCTCGCGTGCAGGGGTTACAGGAACTGAACTTACAGGAACTGTTGCACCACCTCCTGTAAGAAGCTCGGCCCGTGAAGGGGCTCCCCCAGTACTCGCTCCAGTCGGTTTGCCCGCCTCGACCTGTTTAGCCCATACAGTGAAGGCGGGAGTATCACTTTTCTGGGCGACGCTGTGGGCGGCGCGTGCGAGGCGTTTAGCCGACTCACCCCCTAGAAAATTAGTTCTCGGGGCGAACTTTTTATCTTTAAGTTTTTTGGCGCCGTCCATTACCCACTTACCAGCGTCAACACCCTTGCCGACAGCCGCAAAAGCCAACTCTGTGCCTCTACGTGGAATGTAACCCCCCACTTGGAGTGCTTTATTTAACCTTAAAGGAAGTCCAGTTTCATTTCCGGGGAGGATGCTACCAGCGGCGAGCATGGCCATAGTCCCATCTACCTTGGCGCCTTCAATGTCACCTAAAACTAGCTTAACTAGACCTTCACCCCCATAAAGTAGGGCATCGACTGCGTCGGCAAGAGGCAGTCCCATACCAATCAAAGCCAGTGTGGCGTGTGTATGGGCTATAGGGTTTTTTGGGGTCCAGTTGTTAGGATTATCAACGAATGATTGTTGTTGTGTGGGGGAAAGTCTGCGTCCCGCGAGGTCGAAAGGCAACTGTGACCTTGCTTCAGCCATTTGCCTACCAGCTCGTTGTATAACGGCATTTCTCCTAGCCTGCTCCATCTGCTCCGGGGAGACAGCCGACATTGTTGCTCTGTTTGGGTCTGTAGCCATAGTAATTATTCAATTAAATCTTCCATGTATAAGGCAGTCTTTAGGGGGTCTTGCCTTCCCAGAAACCCGAAGAAAGTATCTCCGGGTGATACAACATTAATATTAGTCTCTTGTTCGGCGGGACCTGAGGGACCTTTACCCGGAACCGGGTCAGGTTGTTGGGGAGCCTGTCGAGACAACATGTTGGCACGTTGCGCATCCCTTTTATCTGCAATCTGCTTATTCATGTTCATCTCTGACAAAACGAGTTGATCTAAATTCTCTGCAGAAGCTACTCCACCAAATGGGATTCCCGTCTTTTCGCCTTGCATGAGGATTGCGGCGTCCTTGCCATGATCTCCCGCTTTACGGGCGGCGCGTCTCTCACGAATCTTCGCGGCACGTATTTGATTTATCACGGATCGCCTACGGGCAAACTCCCGTTGATCCTTACCAGAGAAAGGTTTTGCGTATTCGGCCATTATAAAATGCTGTGTGGTTTATTAGACATAAAACCCCATTGTTGTTGGGGGTTAGGGTTGATTATACCTGCGCGGTTAACCTGTTTAGCTGATTGGAGTATATTATAGCACTCATCCCAGAAAGCGGTACTTCTCTGTATATCTCCTTCATCCTCGTAAGTTATAGCGAGCAATGCGTGTTTAAGGGCTCCTATATTAGATGGGACAATAACATCAGAGTCACTAGAGATGTACACATATCTGCGTTTAATCAGACCCTCTATCTCAGTTCCTGAATCTACATCCTGTAAAATCTTATAACGACGGAGAGCGTCCCCAGTACTATCAAAACCTAAGTCTATGACGAATGCTCCTCCCTCACCCGCGTCCTCAATGCCGGGGCCTCCTCGCATGAACTCGTACTGCTTACCCATGATAGGGGTAGGATTATCATCAATCGCTATCGACAATATTGCTTCATATGCGTAGGGGAGGGTTAGTACCTCATTAGCTACATAAGAAGATAAATCTGCACGTACAGTTAAACCATCCCAAATACCTTCAGTATAAATACGTTCTATAGCCTCATTTAGTCGGGCTTTGAACGTTCCGTCGGAATCTGACGCATCGTCTGTAGCATGTTTATATAGAAGGGTCCGCGCCTCAGCGAGGGTAAGGTTTCGCTCATTTGCCATATCGTAGGAGAAATATAACCCCTACAAGGAAAAACGCTAATTTATCTGCTCAAGAGCATTGACAGCGACTTTGTATACTTCCTCGGCACTAATACCCTCTAAAGCAGAACACATCGCGCTACATGAATGGGGGTGGTAGCCTAAATCGGGAGTAAACCCGCACCCCGCACAAGAGTCGGTTGCAAATACGGGGTAGAAGTTACTATAGCGTTCCCACAAGAGGTTGGGCGGCATTATGGCGTGGATGGGTATACATGGGGTTCCTACGGTTCCTGCAATGTGGGCGGGGCCACTGTCATTACCTATAAGCAACTTACAGGAGTATATTGCCCTCACTAAATACTCTAGAGAGAACCCATAATGGTAAACTATGTCTTTTATAGCCTTTACCTGAGAATCTTCCTGCGCAACAAATGAAATCACTTCGTACCCGGCCTGTTTCAACAAAAGAACTAACCTGCTGTAATGGCCTATACTCCACTTTCGGTTGAGGAAACAACATTCGGGGGCTATTACCACGGCATTCTCAAACTGGGGGACTTTTTCCAATGGCTTTACAAGCTGGGGCTTTTGGGGGGAAGCATTTTCAGGTATATCTCCGGCAAACTGATCTGCCGCCCGCTTCCACCACCAATCCATTCTAGCCGCCTTATCTGGGGGTAATCCCGCCATCTGCCCTCCCGTGGAGTTTAAGTTGAGTGTTATAGCACTTATAGGGGCGTTATCCTTGGGATAAACTTTGTCGTGAAAGAAACTGCACATCCCCACATGGTCAGGGCGTACAAAAAAATCTACGTCGAGTCCCGCCTGTTTGAACCCCTCAACACACCACATGGACACCATAGAGTCCCCTATACCATTAAGTTTACTAACTATGGATATCTTGGAGTCCACTAAATATTAAGAGATGTCTGGAGGGTCGTAATTAGGAGGGGGTGATTTTTCGGTCTTGCCGTAACTACCTGCCACAAAATCCGGGGCGTTCCAGTAAAAAGCGTGATTTAAACGCCACTCCCATTCGGTTATTTCACCCTTGTCGTTAAGGGTTACAGAACCTAAAAACTGGTGTTTAACGGTTTTAGTGTCAGCAGGTGCTGTTGAGCTTGTTGTTATGGGGGTAACTACAACAGGTGCGGACGAAGTATGGAGCATGTACTGCTTTATAGACCCGTCGAAAACCTCAGGTTTATAGGTGTATCCAGTGCCGGAACCTGAACCTGAGCCAGACCCCGCCCCCGTTCCATAAAATTCCCCATACACATCCGTATACACGGGTACGAGCATCTCATTATCTCCTGTGAAATACGCGAGGCCCGTGACATCCTCATCACAACACTCACACCCACCTGTGCCCGAGCCAGATCCGCCCGAACCCCCGCCACCACCATCACAATCTAGTCCCCCGTGGACAGTTGCTATACCTGTTCCTGTACCAGCTCCTGTGCCCGCCCCGGTAAAATCTCCTGAGACGTTAAAGTCGAAGTCGAAGTCGAAGTCGAAGTCTATGTCATAGTTTTCTATGCCATAATTTTGCCATAGCTCATCGGCTACCAAAACCTCTCGTTCAGAATAAGTTATCTTAACCCATAAATAGTTAGTGGCCCCGGGAGTTAACTCATGTGTCCCGTTGGCCGCCGTGAATATGGCTTTCCACAAAGTCTCGGGATGATGTTCTCCGTAAGTATTAGTACTGGGAACTAGGTTAAACCCTTTAGCTATGCTGACCGAAGGTGGTCCATCCCCAGTCCCTAAACCTGTACCAACCCCAACCTCAGTGCCTGTGCCGAACCCAAATTCCGGTTCCCACCAAACAGTTCTAACGGCGGGACCATCCCCACAACCAGACGCCTCATACCCTAAAACACCGAAACACTTACGCTTACCATCCTCGTTTTCAGCCCGGACAGTTACGAACCCCGGTTGCGGGTTTAAGTTGTTTGCTTTACCTATGTTCTTCTCCTCATGGGGTCTTATTATAGTTGTATCCCCGGCAACTCCTTGTAGGCCCACGTCCCCAATAACGCCTGTAGCGCCATCGTTAACATCGGTATCCGCAGATGACTTAGCGTCTGCAAGTGCGGCCTCAATCTTGGCCTTTTCCTCGCTCTCTCTTGTCGCTACGGCTCTAAGCTGGTCATCGAAATTAGGGGCCGCTTGGTTGGCGACATTAGCCCCCGCAGGGGCTGGCGGTGGGGGTTGGGGTTTGTTGTTCTGTTGGGCGTCTCTGTCGGCTTGAGCTTGTTCCATTCGGCGGAAGTCTGCCGTCTGTGCTCGGGTCATGCCCGGAAGTAAACCCGCATCACGTCCCTCTTTCCTTGCATTTCGTCGCGCTAACCTGTCGGCTCTTTTTGCCGCGGTTCTCTCACGTCGATTGACCTTGCCATCACCATCTAAATCGCGGGGGTCACCTCCATCACCACCCCCACCTATATTCCGTTGTTCCAGCCAAGACTTAACAGCCGCTACTACCCTAGCTATTAAACGATCTTCGTTGTTAGCCATTATTACGCCTCCCCATCTATGGTGCGGTCTATATCCCTAGGGGTCAAAGTTAATAAAGTGTCCTCAGACATACCGGGGCCGGGACTAAAAATCTCGGTAATTAAAACCTCCCAGTAACCAAGTTTGAGTCTACGGGTTTTAATGTCAATAGTCATGAGGGTTCCTTCCGCGGGCATACCTGCGGGGGAGGTGGCTGGGATGGCCGCAGTCCAGTCTCCATCGACGTGGACGCCTTGGATACCCCCTGAAAGTTTTGGAGGTAAGATGATATCCAAACCTGCACATAGGGCTAGTGGGGTTTGCCAAGTGCGTACATTGGCCTTGGCCCAAACAGTTTTCTTGCTGGCGTAACTAGATGCAGTTAGGAAGCTAACTGTGTGACTCTGAGGTTTGAAACTAATTACGGGGTTTTCCTCTATAATACCCTCGGTGTTACATGTAATTATCCTACGCGTCCTGCCCTTCACTGCTTGTTGGACAGACTCGGTGATATGGAATATTAAAGCCATGTCAGCATCCTCGGATCGGTTACTGCCATGGTAAGCATATGCATAGGCCCAATCAAAGTAAGCTTTCTCAAGGACCGCGGGAAAGCGGTAGTTAAACACTCCGGGAATAGTTTCGGTCCTTATGGCAGAGGCTCCTACAGAAGTCTGTATCTTAATAGAACGCCACTTATCTACAGGTTTAATCTCTACGAGAGAACCGCAACCCGACTTAGAGCCCACCTCTGAACCGGGGACGATGACGCTCTTCGTAATAGTCAACATGGCGTCTAGTTGACTATCGTAACGATCCTCCCTAAGTATAGGAAATTCATCTATAGTCTTTGTAGTTCTGATCGCGTCACCTCCACCCATAGGAGACACTTGGGAGCCCACCACTAAAAACCCAGAATCAGCGGAAGCAGTGTCTGCTACTAGACTGATGTCTACATCCACGATACCCCCACCCAAGAACGTAGACATTTCACTGCCGTTGGCTGGGTCAGAGGCTCTTACCTTGCGGTTAGCCGCCCATACAGCATCTACTCCGTCGGAGTCTGTCGTAACTACCCTTTTGGTAAATTGGGGTTCATTCTTGGGGGCCGGTTCAGTTTGAGATAACTCAGAGGTGTCCGTCTCTATAAAACCCACCCGATTAGTTATGGATGTATTGTTAACACCCGCTCGCAGGGCGAGGCGATTTTCGGTGTTATCCCATAACTCTTCGTCAGTAAGTCTTGAACTACGTTGAAGCACAATCCCCGGCTCAATGGAATAGGCCAGCCTATCAGCCTCTCGCCTAGTTTCGGAACCTTCTTCGCCCCGAGCCGTACCCGTTTCGGAGACGGCTCGTAGTTTTTCGGACTTGTAGTAAAACCGCTGAATTATTATGAAATAGGCATCTATGGTACTATCTCGGGTTCTGAGGATATTCTCCTCCCTAAACTTAAAATCTGTAAAACGCGAATCCGCCGTCCCTGCTGTGGGGGCGGCGTAAGTATAAGATTGATAAGGCGCCGCGTTACCTAAAAACTGAGCCCGGGGAATTATATACGTGCGAGTTAACTGTTCGTCTCCCTCAATCTCAAAATTATACTCATCTTGATCTGTAAAAGTTCCGTTAGGGTTGGACGTAGGTACGGAAGTGCCTCGGGCGCGTGCATAATACCAACGTTGCCACCCATCTTCAGCCTCAGTGGCTGGGCGTATTAAAACTAACTTATGGTGGGGATAAGTTGTGGCGTCTGGGTGGGCGGTACCGTACGCAGGGGGATTTTTGTATTTGGGGAGCCTACCATCACGCAACTCGTAGAAGATGAGGTCCGCAATCTCCGGGGATACGAAGTTTACGACCCTCTGCTTACGCGGGGGTGGTGATGGAGGTTGGGGCATGGGACGAAATTAAACCAACGTGACAGTCACATCGGACTCTTTGTCAAAAATGTACCTGTTCCCCGACGCATCATAACCACTAATAATATTGTTAGTGGTATCTATGTTGCACGTCGTAAGCTCAAACCCCATATCTACGCCTGAATTCACTGCCACAATGTCCATAACCCCGTTGGTTATCTTCACGTAGTGTACAGTGGCTCCAGCGTTAACTTGAATGCCTGCAGTATATCCGGTCATAACAGTAGTAATTAACCATATAATCGACGAATCCCCAACAACCTATTTGCGGGGTACTCAGATATAGTAACTGCGTTGTTCTGGTTTCCCCCTAAAATCTTTATCTTCCCGTCGCTATGTCCCGCGTAAAGGCCGACGTGTCCGCTGGCCCCCTCAGGAGTTCCCCTCCATAAGATCACAACATCGAATCCGGGGACTGCCCGCGTCAAAGAAATAGGTTTTCCCACATTCAGCCAGCTCCTAGCCATGAGATTCTTGGACCTCGGTAGCCTTAGATGCCATGCAACCCAGTTCATAAACCCTGAACACCACGGAACTTCATCGTGTTGGGGCCAATCGTTATCTAGCTGGAGCATAGCTAATAGGAGGGGGTTATCCTCCGTTCCGGGGACTTCCTTGATCCCTACGTAGCGCATAGCCAGATCGTAGGCTGTTATGGCCATTCCCGACTCTTTTGGTGGGGATGGGGACTTTTTACGGAAGAATTTTTTCCAAAACATGTTACTCAGGGAAGGGGGTATCGAAGAACTCAAGTTCCACATACTGACTCTCTCGCTTCAATATACGGTAAATTTTAGGGGTCCAGTAACTGCCTGAACGAGACTCATTATAGCGGTGTGACTCCTCACGATCTTTAATTTCGTAGTTTTCGACTCGGAGGTCGTCGTCGTGGGGAATGTGGTGAACATAATCGTACACCTGTGTACGGGGTCGAACCTGTAAAGGTGAGCCTCCAAATGTTCCCCGGTCTATATTGCCGTGAAGTCGTTTATATAAATCATTATCATCATATCCCCACCCTTGAAAGTTTTCATTGTACCCTAGAAAGTCCTTCTTGTTTACAAGCATGAGGCCACAGAAATGGGGTGAAGTGCCAAGTTCTACGCCTGTAACAAAGTACTTATTTAGCTCTCCCCCCTTTAACTCTAGGTTGTCCACCCACCCTCGGTTAAGGCTTACATAGTCGCAGTCCAACTTAAGTAGTATTTTGTTCTCTGGGTCCGTAAACTTAAAAGCTAGGTTATAGGACTTAGCTAAGTTGAACACCTTTTCCCCCCTTACCCGAACTAATTTGATTCGTGGGTCGTTGTCCATCAAGCCACACAAAAACTCATTATCCAGTAATGGGGTTTTAGAAGACCAGTCAACAATGACGATGTCTCCTATTTCCTCGTACTTCAACCAAGAGGGTAAACCTTTCGCAAGGTTGTACTCCCGGTTCATGCAGGAAAATATTGCTGATATCATTTATCCCCGGAACCTATGATTATAGCACGCCTGTAACTGTGATCCGAATGCCACTTATGGTTTTTCCTACCCACAAGTCGGCCTTCTACGAATTGATACTCCTGCCCCTCAATCAAGGTGACAGTAGGGGGATCATAAAGTGCGCTCTTGTTTAAGTCGCTTCGCGAGTCGTTCGATGCGCAGCTTTGAAACAGGAGAAGCATCAGCGGCAAGCTCATCCACCTCATCCTCCATTTTATAGATATAGGTTCTCTGTCGCCACTTTGCATAAGCTATGTAGGCCTCAAGGGCCGCTTTTATGAGCTTAAAAAAGGTCACTTGCCGCGCTTATTGAGAACTGACCAAACCAGTCCAATAAGAGTGACAACTGCTCCGACGCCCGTTTGTACTTCCTCCCCAGAGGCTAGACCTCTCTCGGCCACGAAGCCTCCCATAAATGTCAGGACATGGCGTACTACTCCCAGTATTGCTTCTTTACTCATTTTTTCTTTTTGATTAGATGATAAAGGCTCACTAGAGCCACTGCTATCCCTAACAATCCACCAAGGATTTGAATTGTCCATTCTAATTGCTGTTGGTAGGGACTAATAACAGCTAAAGCAGACCCCAGCAAGCCCGTAGCTCCTTTAGACAAAATTTCACTTGTAGACATACACAAAATATCCCCAATGGGCATCAATGACTATACCATAAAAGTAAGGTGCCTGCGACCCATTTGAGCCGCAGGCACCCGTGTAATCACCATTAAGGTAATCCTTATGTCGATCTTACAGACCTCCTGTGATGGAAGCTCCGGCACAATCCAACTTAGTAAGAGGATCGCAACGCTTATGCCTAATCACGTAGCCCCACTGAGGCTTGACTGGCTTGGCCGCGTTGGCCAGAACTCCGCGGAAGTATCCCCAAGAGCCATCGGGGTTCTCGACACGATCCTTAATGTTAAGGAAGTCGAACTTACCACGATAAGTCAGAGGGTTGAACTTCACGCCTGAACCTGCGTTAGCGATAGGTGTTGGAATCAATGATTCCATAACATCTGTGTGGAACACGATGGTATCCTCGTAATCGGCAGTCTCATAGTCTGGGTTAACAATGTAACGGCTGTTAGAACCAACCTTACCAGTCCAAGAAGAGTCCACAATATAAGGTGCCACTTCAACCCACTGGGCCATGTCGCCTCCGGTTCCGGTGCCTGTGTAGGCAGAGTTATATGTATAACGCTTCGGAAACGGATCAATGAGGTGGTAGAACCCGCGATAAGAGCGCTCAACGCCAAGAGGCTTAAGAAGCTCACTTACCTGTGGGCTGTAACGGAAGTCGTCACGAATCTCACTCTCGCGGATAATCTTGTCTGAGGACTCAGCACTGGTGATGATGGTGAACACCGGGCGACCGTTTTCACGGCCCATCGGATTAATTCCAGCTCCATCACGCACAAGTTGCATGTAGACTCGGTCAAGAAGACCTTGTGTAAGACGGGAAATCGAGGCTGTAACGAGGTCGGTGCCACCGTCCTGAGTAGGCATACCAGTGCCTCCCATGTTGGTGCCTGAACCTGACAGAAGCGTTGAGCCACCTGCAGTCGTAGAACCAGCTATGATGTGGTTCCCGGCCCATGACTCATATTGGTCACGGTAACGGTTCTTCCAAGCCCATGACACGTTCTCGACAAGGTTGTCGTAGACCGCTTTAAGCTGTTCCCGGAAGCGATATCCCATACGAACTCCGTGCACACAAATAGGAGCCGACTCAATGGCGGTGTGCGCCAAGCCGTATGTCCTAGTAGTCTGCGCGTTGTCAATCTCAGTCGCGGTAGGAATACAGAAAGTGGTACTATCACTGTTGATGTTAGACCAGCTCTGTGAAGCCGCAAGAGTGCGCTCGTAAGTTAAGACACTAAGAGTGTCTCCCATTTCGTTTGGCCATGCTCCTTGCTTAACAAGCTTGAGCCATGGCGAGGTGTCGATTGTACGACGGTAGATGTCCCCAGAAATCCTGCCAGTCTCTTCCACCAGAAGGTGGGAGATACTCAGGTCCGCTGGAGTAGTATCTATAGTTTGTGTAGCCATTTTGCTATATGCCCTCCTCAGGGCGGTTAATTAATATACGCGGATGCGCCCACCCCTACGAGTGTTTAGCATCCGTTTCACTATCTCCCTGAGCCGAGGAGATGGCGGAGAAACCGCCTAGCTCAAATTATTTGTACAGAAATTGCGGAATCTGTGGTTCCATCAGAAGTATACTGCACAACTTTTTAAGTCGCAAAACAAAAAATTCCTAAACCCCTAATCTTTTGGATATGACATCCATAAAGTCGAATCCTTCTGAAGAAGAAGGCTCGGAGGGGGCTACCTGAACCCCACCCCCGGACTCGGCGGCTTTGGGTGTTGCTTTTTGGTAACTGGAAAGCTGTTTTTCTAGGCTGGCTATCTTAGCGTCCTTCGCCCTAATGGCCTTAACCATAGGAGGGAGTAAGGTTCCGGCGGAAACGGCGTACGCTTGGTGGTCTACACCTAAGTCTAAGAAGTTATCCTCAAGTGTCTTTTTTCTAAGTTCCCCCAAATCAGTTCCGTCTAACTCGGGGAGAACAGACTCGAACTTATCGTAAACTTGATTCACGGAGGACTTAGTACTCATTGTATAGTCGTGTAGAGCCTGTTCTTCCTCTTGTTGCTGGTGGTGGTCTAATTCTGCCGCGGCTTCTGCCGCGTACTCCTTGAGTTGTCTATCTCGCTCAAAGATGGCTTGGGCATCGTCCACCATTCTATAGAGCATCATCTTATCGCGGTCACCCATCTCGGCCGCGACTTCTTCTAAATTCTTGTTTTGACGCTCGATGTTACTCTCGGACAAGATGTCGAGTAAAACTCCGGGGTCTTTCTCGTTCCTCTCCGCCAAAGCCTCCGTGGCATCCATTATAGACTGTAACGGTTCAGCTACTGTCCGTTTATACTCGGCAGAAGTCTCCACCCTAGATATAGACAGTTCACGCTCATATGCCTCAATGGCCTCTTGTTGCGCGTGCAACTGTTGCTCTAACTGCTCGGTACCCTCAGTTACAGGGGTTTCAGTGATCTGGCCCTCTAACTCAGTGGCTCTAGCTCTAGCATCGGCTAACTCAGATCGAAGTTCACCCCACTTGGCTACAGCTTTCTCATCCAATGTTTCACTTAAATCGTCAGGAGAAGGGAAGTCATCGACTAAATCAGTTGCGGGAGACTCTTCCTCTGTATCTGGTGAAGTTGTCTCCTCTGTAGTTTCTGGCGCAGTTTCTGGCGCAGTTTCTGGCGCAGTTGTTTCGGAATCACCCTCCAACGCATCCCCAATAAAGTCCAGAAAACCCGTGTCATCACTAGGTTCAGGTTGCATTTCAGCGTCCAGAGCACTTAGAGACTCCTCAGTACTAGGGATAGTTGGGGCCTCGGCAACGGGAGTTTCCGGGGCTTCTGCTTCTGTGGCTACGGCTTCTTCACTCATCTTCTTCTATAGGTTGTATATAATCCCACTCAGGTAACTGATCCTGAACTTTTTTGAAGTGTAACGTGGGGAGTCTTTGTATTAAGTGTAGGGCTGTGTGGAACCCTGCTTGGAAAGATTGCCTCTTCGCAGTCTGCTCCAAAGATTCCCCCATAACCACAACAGGGGTGGCTTGGGATTCTAGTACCCTCAACCCCCGCTCAAACTCGGGGGTTAGTATAAAATCTTGCCAAGCGGCTCTACCAGCTTCGTCGCCTTGCCACTTTTTAACTAGACCTTCCATCTAGGAATCATTATCCCACTCTCGCTTTTTTGCAAACCCGTATTTAATATGTTCTTCAAAATCTCCGCCACAATCACACCCACACCCCTTATTTACAGGGTAAAGGTCAATATATTCATCTCCACTACCTGAGCCACTACCTGAGCCACTACCTGAGCCACTACCTGAGCCACTACCTGAGCCACTACCTGAGCCACTACCTGAGCCACTACCTGAGCCTGACTCCATATAACCTGTCCAGTGGTAGCAATCTACCTCCCCGGACATGTCTGAACCGCCGCTTCCTGTGTAGCCAGAGCCACTGCCAGAGCCACTGCCCGAGCCACTGCCCGAGCCACTGCCCGAGCCACTGCCTGTATATCCTGAACCACTTCCTGTCATCGTAAATAATCCCTAATATCTGTCGCGGCCTTGGCGTCCGATAGCTGGCGCTCCTGTTCGGCCTTCTGTAGTTTAATCATCATCTCAGCTTGATGCTTCTCCTGCATCATCTGAAGTTTAAGTCGATGCTCTATAAGTTTTTCCTGTTGTTCTGGAGTAACTTGGGGTTGTCCTTCCTCCCCTTCGGGGCCCGGCTCCCCAACAGGGCCTTCCTCGGCGGCCTCGCGTTGAAGTTTAGCTAGTTTCTTCTGCCCGTTAATAATCAACTCAGACACTTGCTGGAGTCTCTGGTTATATTGGGCAACTTGGTCGGCTATCGTTGGGTCTTGTTGAACTTGCTCCAAGTGTTGTACGGAGTGCTGGAACACATTCATAGAACGCATGGCGGCGTCCTCAATTTCCATCTGACCTTCTTCCACGGCGGTAAACATCTGCTCCACTATAGGTAAGTGTATATCCAAATGGATTGTATGTATCTCGTTCGGGAAGACTTCAATCTCTCGGCCTTCAAGCAAGTGTTCTGTCTCAAGTTGAGCGACCTTAGCGTCAATCGGGATACGCTGATCTGGTCGGGCAGGTATGTAACGGTCAGCCGCATCGTGTCCGACAAGAGCCGCTACTTGATCACGGAATAAATTATGTCTACCCTCTGCGTCGAAAGTCCCGGCGAATTCATTCAACTGCTGGAGACTGACGGCACGTTTGGCTTGGCTACCACTGCCGACAGCTCTTACGGAACGCGTCTTGCGTATGTCTATGGCAAGCATTGCCTCGGGAGGCACTCCTCTCATCAGACATCTCTCACGGAACTCCATAACAGCATCACCTCCCCCTTCATTAGGAGAGTAGTCTGGTCTAAAGAATCGGCGGGCCACCTCCATATGAAACCTATCCCACGGGTTATAGAACAGGTTGAGCGCGGTAACGTTCAACTTCGCGGCTTCTTCAAGGTGGGCGGCTACTTCGAACCGTGTCCTGCGATCTCCTTTTCCGAAGACCCCCGCCGTTGAGTATTGTCCTGCACGCTCTTGTACCTGCTGAGTCAGGTCGTTGAGCACGGGCATCATGGTTTGTGAAGTGTTTGGGGCCGCGCGGTCCACAAACTTCATGTTGGGTGGTAAAATTGCAAAAGGCCCAAAATAGTTGAACGCGAAGTTCTCCAAAGACCGTTCGTCTTCGGGTTGAACCATCGGAGCTCCTGCAAGCATAGCGTTATCTACTGCCTGTGAACGAATCCGGTTACTGACCTGAAGGTGGTGGTACAATTTGAACCCTAGCCCCCGGATACTGTGGAAACTTCCGTTAGTCCCAATACCATAAGTGAAGAACGTGAATGCTTGGTTGATGTTGTTGTAACGTCCGATCCTCTTGTATAGGAAATCTTTGTTCTCTGCGTCAGAGAGGGTGATGAAATGCGATACCGTTCCGTTGAACTCTTTTACCCACAAGTGGACGAGGGAAACCCGTGCGGCTTTCGCTCCTGCCCAGATATCGTTGTTCTTAATCTCAGCCTGAAAGTTCTCCCAGTCACTGTGAGTGGTCACGGTGGCGGAGGCCTTCATTATAGCTTTGCGGACTTCGGAAACATTCCACCCAAGTTCAGAAGCTACTTCTGGGTCTTCTATGTACTTGTATAGGTCATTTACCATCACGGCTCGGCGGCAAGCCGCTACCTCTAAGGCATCCTCTGTAGCCTGTGTCTGGCGAGGGATAACGATGTCTCCTAGACCTGTGGAACGCCATTGCCAAGAACGTTCATCTTCGAAATAATTAATGCCTACGCCATGGCCTACGAAATGATTGCAGAGGTTTAGGTACTCGTAGTTAAAGCGAGGCCACTTCCGTAACTGAAAAGAATATTCCTCGGACATAATCCGATTCCATTCAATCTGTTGCTTGGGGTCACCAAAGGAAGTCTCCACCCTAACTAGGGTTTCTACCGAGTTTATTAAGTCCACATACGCGGACATGGCATTCTCAAGAAACTTCTCAGCCTCTCCGAAGTTTAAGTTACATCGGAAACCCTGACCGGAGTTTCTAAGAACGGCATCGGAATACGGGGGAGAGCCATCAAACATAGCCTGAACTCTCGCTCGGTTAGTGGCGGAAACCTCGTCGCCGTCGCGTAGGTTTTCGTAAATCTCGTTTGCCGCTTTTACATTTTTAATGCGCGACTTAGGTACCGCCCCAGACTCTTTAATAGTCTCTAGGGATAGGTCGGAAAATTCTTTTAGCCCGGATGACATAATTATCCCACTAATTTGCCACGTAGAGCTCTAAGTATCAAGGAGAGTTCTATGGGAAGACGCAGTAACATCAAGTGACTTCATTTTATTAGCCCAAGTCTTTTGACGACCTGCGTTAACAGAGAACCTCTCTCCCCCCATAAAACCGTGCCTAGACCTGCAAAGGTCGATGACAATGAATGCCGCGTCTGCAATATCCGGTGACCTGCCTACCCGTGCCTTAAAGTCTATCTTTGACTCCACCTTTATTTTTACATTGGTGCCTCGGGTTTCATATCGCCTACCAACCATCTCCCTCGCTAAGTCAGTAGAAATCCCCCGTAACTGGTGTGAGCGCAGTAACTCCTGTCCTTGATACCAAATCTCAGACATTCGGTTGGCGTATCTGTCACAACCCGGAGTCCTATCAGTTGCGGATACAGGTCGGTCGGAGGCTTTACCTGCGAAATTAACAGCTAACACCCTATCAGACCACTCTACGCTCAAGATATCGTGGAATGGGCCTCCCGCCCCGGTAGCGTCACACGCGGCATTTTCAGGTAAAACTCCCCTTTTCTCGCACGCGGCCCTAAACTTTCGGGCGATCTGTACGGAACGTGGGGTGTCTTTATCTGCAACGTTCTCACTTAAAACCTCATAATCATCAAACTGTAGCACTTGAACCCCGCCCTCTTCCCCGAAGGAACCGAAGTAGACTATAGAACGGTCCCCTCCATTAGTGAATGACGGGTCGATAGCGGCGACTTTAGTGGGGGCGCTGTCGAATCTCGCTGGGTTAGACGCCACACCTCTAACTAAGTCTGCCTCAGAATAGACGCCACTATCAACACCGTCGGGACACCAAAATCCTTTATACATGCGGTAGAACAAAAGAGACTTCTCTCCGTAATCTCTTTTTGCGGCCTCTACCGTCTCCCGGGAAGGCATCCACGGGTAAATCTGCTTACCAGCTAACACATTGGGGTTCTCTTCAGCGTTGAACCGGATACACTTTCCCCGAGAGGTTTCCCACTCGGAGTCGTGTTCGGTCACGGACTGCCACCCATCCGCGGGACGGGAAAACACCCCGAAGGCGTCGAAGTGGGAGTTAGGGTTACCTAGACCAACCATTTGGAAGAATGGGTTGGTGGCGAGGTTGGTGTAGGCGGCGTGGATCAAACTCTCGGGGAGCTCGGGGAGCTCGTCGGCCAAAAGGATGAGACGCTTCATTTTTATACCGACTAGCTTACCGATGGCCTCTTTTTCCTTACGTTTCTCAGCGGGAACAAGGACGATCCCGGTAGATTCCCAGACCCCTCCATTCTTAGATAGGCCTTTAATCTGCCCAAGTGATGGGACTAATTTACCGGGTAGCCCCGGAACAGATGACCACAACTCGGTAATTGACTTCCAAATACGTCGCCGCGCCTCCCGTAGCGTGGTTGACGTGGCTATAACAAGGGTATTATAGGGGTCGGCTAAGTAATTAATAACCCCCCACAACGCCATGGTATCGGACTTACCGGAGGAAGCACACCCTGCAATGGACAGATACTGGTTCTCGCAGGCCTCATAGATCATGTCTTCAGCCCACGGCGACCATATAAAATTACGGGAGGCGGGTTTCTGAGGATCATTCCACAGCAAGTCCACGGCGTTCTTGAAGTGTTCAAACTTACCCAAACCCCCTTGTTCTGGCCCCCTGTCGTGCAGGAAGGCGTGTAATTCCATGGTTACTTCGTTGGTTCCATCTGGGAATGTAAACCCATATCGGGAGATAGGCACAGATGAAGATACACTTTTTTGTTGCTAAATCAAGGTGGACGGATTAAATACCTACCATGGCCAGAGAAGGTAGCATAGAAAACCCGACAAAAGTCACGTTATACATGCCTAAAAACACTGTAAGACGTGGTAAAAAGTATGCCTCTGAGACAGGCAGTTCATTAAGTCAGCTAGTCACAAACCTCGTAGAAAAAGAGGTCGGGGATGAAATCCCAGTGACTGTAAGGCTTAACAGGACGTGGTGGGAGAAAGCTTCTAAAAAGGCCGACGCTAACGGAATGACTCTGGAGAACTTTGTCCAGAAAATGTTGCAGGGTAATGAAGATTCTGGGGATTGATCCGGGGGTCGGCGGTGGGGCGGTTATGCTCCTAGACCGAACCCCCCTAAGCATTGTATCTTATACAACTGAGCAAGACTTTATCACATTCGTGGAAGAGATGGCTCGGGGCGGAGTTGATGCCGCTTTTATAGAGAAAGTAAATGCTTTCCCGGGACAGGGGGTAGCTTCCACATGGAAGTTCGCCCAAAACTATGGGTTTGAGCGCGGAGTCGTGAGAACCTTAAAAATACCACTTTACGAAGTCCTGCCACAAAAATGGCAAAAAGGACTGGGAATACCCCAAGTAAAGGAAAAAACCAAACGAAAAGCCGCACTTAAGGATGCCGCGGGAAGGTTCTTCCCAAAAACACCTTGGACACTTAAAACTTGTGATGCGGCTCTAATAGCTCTATATGGCCTTAACACTTTATCCAGCACAGAAAACATCCCATAACACTCTTGTCAAAGCGCTTCAAACCCACCGATCCGCGCTTGACTCATCAGACACGGGGACAGGAAAAACGCTCAAAGCGGTGGAAGTTGCTAAAACCATGGGAGTTACCCCGTTCGTGGTTTGCCCGAAAACGGTAATTGCATCGTGGGAATCCACCCTAAAGGGGCAGGGAGTGCGGGGGGACGTGATTAACTGGGAGAAACTCAGGACTGGGAACACGTCTTACGTATCGAGGCGGGGTAAAAGGGGTTTTCACTGGGAACTGCCGCCGGAAACTCTGATTATCTTTGACGAGTGTCATAAAGCGAAGGGGGTTAGAACCCTCAACGCTAATATGATGATTGCGGCTAAGAAGCAGGGGTTCCAAATACTTATGCTGTCGGCTACTGCCGCCGAAGACCCGAGGGAGATGAGGGCTCTGGGGTTCGCTCTCAGCCTACATAACCTAAGTAACTTCTGGAACTGGGCGCAACACTGGGGGTGTGAATTTGATCGCTGGAAGGCTCTGCAATTCCCGGAAAGGAACAGAGGGAAGTTAAAAGAGCTTAACAAGCTCATTTACCCGGACAGGGGTCATAGGCTGACTCGGGATGATCTGGGGGACCACTTTCAGGTAACTCGGATAATCACTGACCCCATCAGATTCGGTAAAAAGTCGAAAATAAACGACCTTTTCGAGGAATTAGAGCCAGAAATAGCGAAATTAGAATCTCGTAGAGAT